GTTTACAAGGTAGCACAGGGGCAACAGGTGCAGCAGGAATTGATGGTTCTACTGGCGCAACGGGTATTGCTGGTGGACAAGGTTCTACAGGAGCTACGGGTGCAACAGGTGTAAGCGGAACTGATGGTGCAACAGGTGCGACTGGATTGAACGGAACTGATGGTGCAACTGGAAGCACTGGGGCTACTGGAATTGCTGGCACTGACGGTGCCACAGGTGCTACAGGCCCGCAAGGCGCAACTGGTTTGACAGGTGCTGGTGGAGCTTCTGGATATTGGGGAGCGTTCTGGTCAAATCAAGATCAGAGTGCAGCTAATACAACTACTGCTTATCCGATAACTTTAAACAATACAGACCCGGATTCAGATGGAGTTAGCATTGTTTCAAATAGTCAAGTTACTTTCGCAAATGCTGGAGTATATAATATTCAATTTTCAGCGCAAGCAGACAGGGTTTCTGGTTCTGGATCGGATAGTATTGATATTTGGTTTAGAAAAAACGGAACAGATATTCCAGAAAGCAATACTGTAGTAACAGTTGCGGGTGGTGCTGCGGCAGCAAAAACAGTTGCAGCTTGGAATTATATGCTGAAGTTGTCAGCGGGAGATTATGTAGAATTGGTATGGAGAACATCTGATATTAATTTACAATTAATCCACGAAGCAGGGGCAACAAGTCCAACAAGACCAGCAATTCCAAGTGTAATCGTTACCGCTCAACAAGTGATGTATACGCAGCTTGGGCCAACGGGCGCAACTGGGCCTATCGGAAATGAGCCAACAGACATTACTCCCGTCAATACTATTCGCGCTATTACGCAAACCGAATACGATGCAATCAGTCCAAAAGACCCAAATACCATTTATTTCATTAAATAATGACTTTTGTAAAAGCATACATCGGGGTGCAAGAGATAGTGGCGGCATACATCGGAGATGTCCCGTTAATTCCAGAAATCACGAATTTCGATGTATGGGATTTCCAAGCACCTTCGCAATCGACGAGTATCGCGGGCTTTGCAGTAGGGTTTGAATCTGGCAGCGTATCGGGAAATTGGGGGGCTGGAGACCAAGCCCTTCAAAACAATGAACCTATAAATATAACACTCTAAAATGAGTATTTCGATCAAATCATCCAATGGGCAAGCCGCAATAACAAGCATAGATTTAGGCGTATCAACTCCAAGGCTCGGAGGCACAGTTGATGTTAGCCAATTTCAAAATTTAACTTTTTTTAGATGTATTAACAATGACGTATCTGGCGTTAGTAGTTTTGGGGATAAATTAGATTATATCAATCTAGCTAATAATAAGCTGGTTAATTTTCCAAACATAAATAACCTGACATTATTGAGCACATTTAATGTCGCAAATAATTTGTTGGGTGATCAAATCCCGAATTTAGATAACAACACAAAATTGCAAGATTTTAATTGTGAACTAAATAATTTAATCGGGAATATACCAAATCTAGGCAATTTACCAGACTTAAAGGGGTTTGTTTGTTTTTCTAATAGTCTTTCTGGTTCTATTCCGAGTTTAAGCGGGTTGGTTAATTTGGAAGTTTTTCAATGCGAGACTCAAAACGGAGCTACAAAATTGACTGGTCAGATTCCAAGTTTGGGCGGGTTAGTTAAATTGCAAAATTTTAGATGTAGCGAAAATCAAATTACAGGCTCAATACCCAGCCTTAATGGGTTATCCGCCCTTGCTGAATTTCATTGTCATACAAATCAAATAAGTGGGGCTATTCCTAGCTTGAGTGGATTAACAAATTTATTTCACTTTAACTGTTCTACCAATCAACTTTCTGGAAACATTCCAAGTTTGGATGGGTTAATAAAAATAGATGTTTTTCGTTGTTCTTCCAATCAACTCTCTGGAAGCATTCCAAGTTTAAGCGGGTTGGTTGCTTTGCGGGATTTTCGATGTGATGCGAATTTGCTGACTGGCGTGATCCCAAGCCTAAGCGGATTGATCAGCTTGGAGATTTTTCGCGTGGGATCAAACCAATTTTCTGGAAGCATTCCGAGTTTAGCTGGTTTGGTGGCTTTGCGAGATTTTAGATGCGAAAATAATCAACTTTCTGGGTTTGATGGCGGAAGTGTTCCAATAACGCTCGGAACCATTAATTTGCAGAATAATATGCTGTCGCAATCTGCTGTAAATAATCTTATTACTGCTTTTGCATTAGCGGGGAGAGACAGCGGCACAAGATCCTTAAATCTAAGCGGGGCAACAAATTCGACTCCAGATTTTGCGACAAATGTGGTTACGATTTCTAGGGCAAGTAGTGGAGTAACAGGATTCCCCGCTGGCACGTTCAGCCGCCCAGCGAACTCGTTTATCGTAACAGCTAATATCGCAGACCACAACCTGTCGCAAGGTGATGTAATAACAATCAATGGAGTCACTAACTTTAGCTACACGACAAGAGTAGCGTCGGTAATTAGTCCTAATCAATTTACCTTTACCGCTCCTGCAACATCTTCTTCAACGGTAAACAGCTCAAATAGCACAAATGGAAGAATAAGAAAATCAATAACTAACGATAGTGTGCTATTCAGATACCAACAACTGGCTCTCCCGAACAGTCTGGGCGGACTTGGATGGACAGTAAGCGTTAGGTTTCCATAGAAATTTTGGATTGAACACAATAAAATATTTAATTATGTCAGAATATATTGAAACCATATCGTTTGCAGCAAATCAATCTGACCGATGGATGTTTGTTGCGTTGCTGATTATCGGGATTCTTGCGGTCATTGTATTGTTTCGCTTCTTTACATCTCGCCTTGAGCGTGTGGAGAAAAAGATGGATCAGGTGCAAAGCGAGTTTAATACTCATCTGAAAACTGCTAACAAAGAAATGCTGGAAGTTCTCTCATTGTCCAACCAAACAATTGGAAGGAACATGACGATCCTTGATCGCATCGAAAGAAAGCTGGAATCCATCTAGCATGAAACTATCGTTAACGATAATCGCAGCGGCATTTCTAACATCTTGCGTGAGTATGCCAATCCCGCCTTATGGTGAACACCAAGGCAGATTGGGATCAATAAAACTTTCGGTTAGTTACATACCCTACCAGACACAAAACGCGGGAGCCAACCCAAACATGAAACACGCTTGGGAACACTTCAGCAAAACCATAAAAGACAAATGAAAATCGCAAACATCATCCTTGAACGACTCACCGAGAATAGCACATGGCGCGGATTGATTCTGATTGCTACGGCAGTCGGAGTGAAGATCGAACCAGAACTCCAAGAGGCTATCCTTGTCGCAGGACTCGGACTTGTTGGACTCATCAATGTAATCCGTAAAGGCTAATGGTTCCTAACTCCAGACCGCAGCAAGCGAAAGAAAAGACCCTCGCAATGGTTATCCGTGCGGGGATCGAGGATCGTGTCGCGCTGGTCGGGATTAGAGGGTATTACGCCGATTCGATGGGGATCAAAGGGAAGAACGATAGGGGCATTTACGATGACGCGATTATTCTTTTATCACCTTCAGTCCATGCTACATTCAATGCGAATACTGACCCGTCTGTATATCGAAAAGGTATTGCGGTTCTCAAAACGGGCGTTCATAGATTTCGCAAAGGGAATCATGGCATTAGTAAACCCGGAGGTGGCTATCCAGCGTTGCGACCTGCTAACGCCAAAGAGGAGTTGCCTGTTACGCGAGACATTACTGGAGACGATATGGGCATCGCTATCAACATCCATAAGGGCAGTTACAAATCTACCTCAAGCGAAGGATGCCAGACGATCTACCCTTCACAATGGGATGGATTCATCAACCTTGTCTATTCGGAAATGAATAGATACAACCAAAAAACAATTCCCTATCTTTTAGTGGAACAAACATCTTGACTTAACCTAAACTATCGTTAACGATAAAACTATGAGTTGCGGAAATTCCAGAAGTTCAAAATGCAATCCATGCGGCCCAAGTGAGGCGGCATTGAATGAGATTGTAAATCGTGCAGCTTACTATGCTCGTATCGCGGTAGAAGCCGCTGGAGGAACAACGGGCGGCAAGGCTCCAGTAGGTGGAAATACCTTTGGAGTATTCTACGAGAATGATTCAGTAATGGTAACAGACTACACAATCACCCCAGGACGCAACGCCATGTCAGCAGGGCCAATTACAGTAAACCCCGGAGTCACACTAACAGTTCCAGCAGGCAGCAACTACACAATCGTATGAGTCTCATCAAAGCAAACGCAGTCCAGATCGGACAATCACTTACAGCAACGCAGAACTTCACGCTGGCAGTGCCATCGTCACCAGACGGCACGATTAAACTGGCACGAGGCAATGCTAACGCAACTACGCAGGATGTATTGAATGTAAATTCATTTGGTAATATAAATAAAAATAGTTCCGATAATTGGTCTGTGAATGGAACTGACAGAGAACTTCACGATACTGTTCTTGTAAAACGAATATTTAATGGAGAATCAAATACAAACGGATATTATAGTGCTGGAAGTGGAATTTATTCTTATCAAGGATACGGCCAAACAAAAGCATCTCTTGGTCAAAAAGCAAGCGGAACAACAAATTGCTTAACAGGTCATATCAATGTATGGGCGGCAGGAAATGGTTCTGGAACTGGACGCACAGAAATTGTTCCAATCGCAGGAGCCGCTGTTTTGCAAAGAGATAACATTCAAAGCGGAATAAATATTTACAATGAATTTTCTGTAATTGGCCCAAAATCATCCAATGCAAGTGATCGTGAAGGATTCTTATCTGGAATGACTTCACTTGTTATGAAGTTTTGCCCCGACAATACAATTGACGCATCTCATTCTGGATCGTATGGTGCAACAATTACAACAAGGCCGGGGGAACCGGGTTTTGGATTTGAGTCAAGGTCTGGAGACACGACATACCCTCTTCGTGCAGGTCTTTCAATCAACGGGTGGTCTGGATTACTTTCAACCGCAAATACTGGATATTCTGCATCAGCAACAGATGGATATGAGTATGGTATTTTAATTGGAGGATTTGCTGGTTCTGTTTGGTTGGATTCAACTGTAAGATCAAGAATTGGAACTGGAATTGGAATTACGGATTATATCAACTACGCAGTTGATATTTTTACAAAACATCCAAATGCAGTTGCAAACTCTGGCGCAATTAGAATATCACCAGATGCAGGAGTTTCATTGTTTGGACTATCAACACAACTTAACAATGAGTCAAAAATACAAACTGCTATTTCATCGCAATTTGGAAACGCAATAAGGATTGGGCCATCAACTCATGCAACAAGCGAAAGGGCAGGAGTCCAATTTGGAGATTGGGTTGTTGGACAAGACGGGTCTGGAAATGGAACAAAAGACTTTTCTTTTTACGATGGAACAACGCAACGAATCATTATTTCTGCTGCTGGAGCAACTAACATTATTACGCTACCAAATCTCCCAACAAGTGCTGCTGGATTAACCACAGGTCAACTTTGGAGAGATGCAGCATCTGGTAATGTCGTAAAAATAGTTCCTTAATATATGAATAACACCATCAAAATAGAACTAACTCAACAACAACTTCAAATTATTAGCTCTGCATTATGCGAGCTTCCATTTCGGGTTGTTGCTCCAGTAATTGATTCTATCAACAAACAACTTTCAAATAAACAATTTGAATCAAGCCAGCCGCTCGACGAAAACGGAATTGAAATAAAATGAGCTACTGCACACCTTGCCCGCCATGCGACACGAACTTTCCGTTGTTGTGTGAACCACTTGAAACAACTGCCAATGGAAAACGATTGGTAGTAGAAGACTCTGCTGCTTGTCAGAAGACGATTCAGACTCCAGTTGCCCAACAAGTCTTGAAGACTGATGGTGCTGGTAATCTGACTTGGACAAACGGAGCAAGCGGAACTATCTTGAGAAAAGATGCAACCGGACTTGTTGAGTTTGCTACGCTCAATAGTGTCCTTCAATCTGGCCCAGTTGATCTTGGTAGCCAACCATTGACTACTACTGGAGCTGTTAGCGTTGGTTCACTTGCATCAACTGGAGCAATTACAGCAAAAACTATTGATGTTACGAATACTGGAACTGGCAATGGGATTTCAATTCAAACAGAGAATGGAATTCCTTTTTCCATTCAAAGTTCAAAAACAAATCCAATTGCTGGTGGAACTTTGAATTTCTTTGGAGCTACTGCTGACATGGAGTTTAATGGGGCTTCTGATGGTGCTTTTGTTTTTTTTAATTCAAGCACAGAAACAACAAAAGCTACTGTATTTAATGGAGCTAATGTTGGGATTTATACGCTTACCCCAACCCAAGCATTGGATGTAAATGGAAAGATAAAATCAAAGAACGAAACAATTATTAATGGAGCAACATCAGAATTTAAACTTATTTCATTAACAACAAATAATCTTACAAGATGGAATATAGGTTCTACTGATACAGCAGAGTCTGGATCAAATGTTGGTTCTGATTTCTTTATAAATAGATTTACTGATGCTGGAGCATATCTTGGCACTTCAATGCAAATTGTTAGATCAACTGGAAATGTTGGAATTGGAACCGCATCTCCAGCAAAAACGCTTCATGTAAATGGAACAGTCCGACTTCAAGGACTTCCAACCTATGCCAACAATGCTGCTGCAATTACTGGTGGATTGGTTGCTGACGATGTTTACAAAACCTCAACTGGTGAGCTTCGTATTGTTGTATAATGCCAGCAGAAGGATCAGTCTTTGATGGATTCACAAGTATCATCGCGCAAGACGCAGATACTCATCCATCGTATTTGCCAGATTCTGTAGTAGCAGAATCGGTTAATAGGACATTCCGAGGCGGCATCAACCGAACCAGACCAAGCATTCGGAATATCCCGATTCTTGCTGGAGCAGACCAATCGGAGACTATCGTTAACGATATTCTTGGTGGTAGCTTCCAAGGTGCGTATCCATATCGGGCGACTAACTACAGAACGAGCGATGGACTTCTGCTATCTGTATCTGGCGTTATCTACTTTCTGAAGATAGTAAACAACCAAGCATACGCCTACAAGATCATCGAAGGCAACGATCAGGGCATGATGCACACATTCTTCGTGCAAGCTGAAGATCGGGCGTATATCCAAAACGGCTACCAGAATGCGATAGCATGGGACGGAGTATTAGGAACGCTAACCGCAAGCGAAATCCAGAACGGAGACTACTGCGAGATCGTTTCAGTTGGCACTACCAACTTTACTTTGATCGGTGCGCCATCCAATACAGTCGGAGTAAAGTTCACGGCAGTTATTACAGATACTCAAAGGGGAACAGGAACAGGAACAGTCAAACTTCCTGCCTATCGCTTGAATCCATACCTCGCCAAGATGCCGATTGGAACTGTGATGGAGTATGCTTTTGGGCGAGTCTTCGTTTCTGACAGGTTCAATCAAATTTACGCTTCAGATATTATCTATGGTGGCGGATTTACTGATACCAAGAATACCGAGAACTTCACAGAGATTGGATATTGGGCAGAAGGTGGCGCGTTCTCCACTCCAGCAATGATGGGGAATATCACTGGCATGAGAGTAATGCCACAGATTGGAACCAACCTTCGCGGCCAAGGTGAGCTTGTAGTCCTAACTGGTAACGGAGCATTCTCAATGGATGTCTCTATACCAAGAAGCCAATGGAACACATCGAACATCCAGCGCATCTCATTGCTTGGGCGCGGATGCACAAGTCCGTATGTTGGTCTGGCTAACTCGGAGCTTTGGTTTAGATCACACGATGGTTGGGCATTCTATTCCAATAGCCAATCTGAATTTGCGCGATACTTCTCACTGCGTAAACTATCAAGGGAAGTAAACAAGTGGGTTACGAACGATACGCCTTGGCTGAAGCAATTCGCCTCTACGATGTTCTTCGACAACTACCTCATTAGCACAGTAGCTCCACAAACATATCGAGCAGCAGGAGTAGAAGGATTGAACCGTTATCATCGCGGAATGGTGGTTCTTGACCTTGACCAATCATCTTCACCCGCACCAGACGCACAGCTTTCTTTTCGCTGGAATGGCATCTGGACAGGCTTTAGACCAACTCAGCTACTCACGGCACTAATCCAAGGTGAGAAGCGAGGATTCGGATTCTCGTTTGATAAAGACAACAAGAACCGACTCTACGAATTTACTACCTCACAAGGCGACGATTACGGCCCGAATGGAACAAGGCAAATTGAATCCTTCTTCACAACAGGAAGGTATGACTTCAACCGAAGCGGGGCTACAAACAAGTTTCTCCGCAAAAAGATTACTGGTGGAGAAATGTGGATGAGTGAGATTAAGGGAATGGTAGATAGCTATGTTGATTTCCGCGCTGACTCCAATCCATGCTGGTCAGAACTCAAAGTTCCTACGACTTTCGGATGCAACCCATGCTCACCTAAAGTAACTGAATGCGTTCCACAGAAAAATGGTAATCGCTATAAACGCTACAAGTTTAACACGCCTGATCCAAGCGAGTGCAATGACTTGGCAGGTATCCCATCAGTAGAAGGAAGCGAGTTCCAGATTAAAGTTAACCTCACTGGCGCGGCTACTGTTGACCGAGTTCGCCTAATGGCAAACATCAAGAACAACGACGATTCTCCAGTCGGTGACTGCCCAGAAGAAAATGAGGAATGTGAACCATTTTTGTGTTGCCAAGAAAAATATTGGGAATACAATATCGTAAATTAATTTATGGACAATCAGGATTCCAGTCCCGCACTTACATTTCCAAATGTTCCAGATGACTTCTGTCCAACTGGTAACTGGCAGAATGTGTTCCAGATATTCATTGATGAGGTTCTGGCTAACGGAACGATCAATGTTCCCGGCCTTGGCGATGTAACTCCATCGCAGATTGCTCAAATCAACGAAGACCTTGCTGACCAACAAACGCAGATTTCAGCGAACACAACAAACATCGCTAACCTTACTACGCAGGTAAATGCAATTCCAGTTGTAAATGTAAGAAGGGGTGTGGTAACAGGAGTTCCTACTCTTGACTCTATTCAAACTGTTTCTTTTGCTGCGCTTCCAAATGTGAATTATGCAGTATCAGTTACTCCAGTTTGCGCTGGCACAATCTCGACTTCTCCAACTCCTTTATTTGCATTAAATGACGCAAGCAAAACAACTACAGGATTTTCAATTCGCGTCGAAAACAATATTTCTAATATCACAAGTATTGAATGGATGGCAATTCATACTTCGTAACAACATAGCCATAAAGAAAGTAAATATATGACACCACTAAAAGGAACTGATCCTAAGCTCGTATCTGGCGGCTCACCAACTCGCGGCATGATTCGTGAAGGTATGGGCAACATGAACCCACCTAACACTGGCAAGAACCCATACTCCAGCGCACCACTTCCAAAATCTGGCAAGCCCGTTGGTGGAAAATAATTATCGGTAACGATAACCTATGGCTGATACCCTCGAAGAGATGGTTGAGGTCGTCAAGGGGTTTGTTGGCGATAGTGGCGTATGTTCTTATGAGCGAGCCGTTAAAGCCGTAAACCAAGCGAGACGATTGTTGTGGAATAAGAAGGCATGGACTTCGCAAGAAGAGTATGTCCAGATTTGCTGCGTGAACGATTGCTTCACGCTTCCAGCAAGATACGAGCAAATCAAACTCGCATGGATTGGCAATGAATCTGCATCTCTCGCAGATGAATGGTTCAATGCTACCAATGCGTTTGCTCTCCATGCCGACCACTCATGCCATAGAGGAATTACTGAAGTAGGAGGACTCCATGTTCTCTTCCGAGATTATACTACCCATCCATACCAAATCGGGGTGATGGCAGAGGAAGCTGAAGACATCGGCGTAGAGTTGATGTTTGAAGCACAAGACCAGTATGATACCTATCATAAGGTTAAAGTAACTACTGCCAATCCACCAACGCTGGCGAAGTCCGATCTCCTTGTAAAAGGAATTCGGGGAGTAACCAAACCGATTACTAAAGGCAGGATTCGGGTATACGCCTACGACACGGCACTGGAAGCAAAAACGCTCATTGCCATCTACCAACCTAACGATGCTAACCCTACATTCCGTAGGTTCAAAGCACCGAGGACTTGCGAGTGTATTACACTCTACGCATCAAAGAAATACTTCGACCTAACCGATCCAAAAGAACTGGTAGAGTTTATCCCAGATGCAATGATCTATGCGGTTCTTGCATTGAACTCGCGTGAGAATCGTAAGGCGCAAGAGTTCATGTCTAACTTAGCATTGGCCGTGCAAGAACAAGAGAAGGAGATGGAAGGCTTAGAAATCCCTACTTGCGCTCCACTTAGGATAGCCAACTATAGTCGGGCGGAAAACCTAATCGGGTCTGATTTACTTTCACCATCACCCAACGACTACTTTCTATACCGATGACTTTAACTATTCCAGATAAGATCGACGCGAGAAACGTAGTTGGGTATGGTGATCCAGACTACGAACTCAACTTGATGGATTTGGAGATTCTGAAGCTACCTCCACGGGAATGTCCGTTGATTCATAGGTTCACTCCGGGTATGTATATTCGGGAAATCTATATGCCGAAGGATACGATTCTCACAACTCTTCTCCATCTTACTACGCATCCGTTCTTCATTATGAAAGGCGATGTGACTGTCTGGTATCATGGCATCCCTGCCCACCGCTACAAAACAGGCTACAGTGGCATCACAGAAGCAGGAACAAGGCGTATGCTTGCTACCCACAAAGATACAATCTGGACTACCTGCCATGTCACAGACTTAACTGATCCAGACGAAATTATTGACAGCATCACTTCAAGAGACTTTAATCCCCACATCGCCAAGGAAGACCCAAGGGTGCAGAAGTGGCGGCATAACCGAACCGACTTAATCAAATGAGATTTCTTTTACCAGACCCATTAGGCAACGATAAACATTCAATGATGTTTCATACGAGCGGATTCGCTATTGCTGCTGGTGTGGTAGCGGTTGGTGCGGCGGCGGGATCAGCGGCTATCTCTATGTCGGCGGCAGATCGTGCAAAGAAAGCTCAAGGTGCAGCATCTAAAAAATTCCAACAACAACAAAGGAAAGCTACGAAAGGTTTTCTTAAAGGGCAAGAGCAAGTCCAAGGAATGATTAGTGAAGTCCAAGCACCTCAATATGATTTTGCAGCTATGCGTTCAGATGCTGAACAAGCGTCAGAATACCAACGCCAACAACTTGAGAAATTCCTTCCCGGTGCAGCAGCACAAAGGGAAAGGCAAATGCAGATAGTAAACCAAGCAATGGAAGTTCTTGCACAAAATGTGCGGGGTCAATATGGTGAAGATGTCACGCAAAAAGTAATGCGTGATGTCGCTCAATATGCAGGCGCAGGGTTTAATCCAGCAACAGCAGGACAAGCAGGTGGATTCCAAGCAGCACAAGGATTAGCGGCGAGACAACTTGGGCAAACAACTCTCGATGTGAAAAGAGGGGCATTTGAAGCATTGCCTCGTATTTCAAACATTGGACAAACTTGGTCACAAATAGCAAAAGGATTCATGGCAAACATCGAAGATTTCGGTAGACTTCGACTTGGATATGGAACAGCCGCAGCAGAAGTTGGATTGCAAAAAGCCAAGATGACAGGTGATATGTTCTCTAACATCTACAATGCTCAATCTGGATTGGCATCTCAAATCTACGGAGCAAACAAAGAGAATGCCGCCGCAAGCTATGCCGCACAGCAAGCAGTTGGCCAAGGTGTCTCTGACATTGGAAAGGCTACCTCTGGAGCATTGATGGGATATAGTAACTTGCTGGCAAAACAACAAGGACTTGGTGGAATGGGGGGCATGGGTGGAGGAGGCGGGTATGCTGGTGGATTTGATTATTCTAAAGTTTTTGGGCCAGCAACCTATGGAAATTCATCTGATCCATTTGGTAATTTTAGCTACGGATCGGGAACAGGAGCATAATTTATGTCTATCGCAGAACTCATAATGCAGGGAACCAATCGCGCATCGGAATCTACCGCATGGGTTGGAGATTCTTTGGCTAAACTTGGTCAGAATGTAGGTGCAGCGTTGGCACAGAGAGAGCAGCAGAAGCAAGCTCAAGAGATGCTACCATTCTTGCAACAGAGTATGCAGGAGTCGATGCAACTTGCTGGACAAGGACAGTCTGGTGAGGCGTATGCAAAGTTGATTCCGCTGTTGACTGATCCATCAACAGCAAATAATCCGTATATCATGCAAGTTATACCAGCATTTGAGAGGGGAATAAAGGTTGCTGCTGATGACGCCCTACGCAAGAGTCAGATTCAAGCGTATAAAGATCGTTATGCTGGAAGTGGCGGTGGAGGAGGGGGCGGTGGATTTGACCCTGAAAGTTTTTTAGATAAGTTGAATCAAGGGGGAGATACAACTCAAACAGATCAAACCATAGATCAAACTATAGATCAAACTGAAGTTAATCCAATGGTTGCAGGGCAGCTTCCGGGTATGCGAATTCCAGCACCACAAAATCAAGCTGGAGCGGCATCGGTAAGAGATGCAATTGACCAACAAGTCACGGATCAACTTCCAAAAATGCCACAAGGCCCAACAAAAGAAGCAGCGAAAGCAATGGGAGGGGTATTGCCAGATATACAAAAAGAACCTCCACCTAAAAATATTCTTGAGAAATTTACCAAGATTGAAGATAGGTTTGCCAAATTACCACTTGATAAACAACGGGCTGAAATGGATAACACATCTATTATCTTCCCAAACAAAGAAGATGTAGCAGAATACAAACCATCTAAAGGTCGTGGAATAGTTGAACTTTCTACCGCTGCTGGCATAGGAGTTCCGGGTGCAGTTGCCGTTGAAATTCCGCAAGCAGTTTCAAAATATGTTTTGAGCGGTGTAAATGTAAATCCAAAAACTAGTAATGTCAGTTATTCAATCAATCAGAAAGAAATTGATAAAGACCCTGATGCAAAATCGGCTATTAGTTGGTTGAGAGACTGGCAAGAAGCATCTGTAAAAGTAAGTTCAAATCCTGAGCTTGCAGGTTTGTTATCTCAAGCAGGAAATGATGCCTTGGCTATTGATATTAAACCATTGGGTAAGGCATATGCTGGAGGAACAGATAAAGCTGAACTTTCAATTAAAGGAAAACCAGAAAGTAAAATTGAAGTTACTAAAGAAACAGCGGATCAAATTGCAATGCTGCAATCACAAACTGCTGCTGCCAATACTCACAATGCTAAGTTTATTCGCTTGAAAACTACCGCGCCTTTGCCACAATCAAAAGCGTCTGATTTTTTATCGCAATTTCCAGATAAAAAGAAATGATTACTCAAGAAGATTTAAAGACTATTCGTGAGCGCGGGTATTCTGATGATGAGATTTGGAGTAAACTTGCTGAAACAAATTCCGATTTTTCTACAATAAAAGAACGTGGATATTCTTTAGAAGAAGTTGTTTCTATTACTTCTGGTAAACCAATGCCAGAACCAGAACCAGCGGACACTTCTATTGGTGATACACTTCAGAAAACAGCAGAAGAATTAGAAGCTGGAGTTGGCAGGGCAGGTAGTGCATTTGCGAAATCCGCAGTTGGATCGGTAAGGATGATTACCGATTTATTTGGTGCAAACAATGCGGTGTCTAAAGAGATTGCTGGAGTAGAAGATTACATTGACCAGTTTACTACCGCTCAAGCCAAGCAAGACAAACAAGAAATATCCAGATTGTTCCAAGAGGCAGAGGGAAAAGGATTGGGCAATAAAGTCATGGCTGGACTTAAAGCTGTAGCTGTATCTCCAGAGACACTTGGGCCAGAGATGGCGGGATATATGCTTCCGTCTTTAGCTGCTGGCTTACTAACTGGAGGCGCATCTATACCAGTTCAAATCGGAACGCAGGCTACTATTGGCGCAGCGCAAGCGGCAGGTTCGATTAAAGGTGACATCTACCAATCAGTCAGAGACTATTCCCGCGAGCAAGGTCTTAGCGAAGTTGAAGCTGATCGTGCTGCTACTGAAGCACAATCCTATGGCGGCAAGAACTTGGACTTGATTCTTACTAATGCTGGCATCGGTGCATTGGCCGCATCAACTGGAGCAGAAAGAATAGCAACACGCATTCTTACAGGTAGAGGACAAGATGTAACAAAGAAAACACTTGGAGAGTTCTTAAAGCAAGGTGCTGCTGCTGGAGGTGTAGAGGCTCTAACCGAGGGAACACAAGAAGCGGCAGAACAAATCTCGCAGAACATCGCTCTACAAAGACAAGGGAAGGATGTTCCCACATTCCAGAATGTCCCACAGGTAGCTACTATGGGTGCGGTATCTGGTGGCGTGATTGGCGGTGGATTGAAAGGAGTTGAATTTCTTTCAGCGGAAGAGAAAGAAGAACGAGACATCAATCGTTCCGCAGAGATGGAATCCAGATCACTTTCAACTACTGATGCTACAACCAAAAAAGTTATCAATGATCTTAACCAATCCGAGAATGCGATTAATTCTTTAAGGGATGAGTTGGATACGCTGGAGCCTACTGATCCAAGAGCGCAGCAATTGCGGATGCAAATATCCGAAGAGCAGAAGAAAGCTACAGGACTAAAGCAATCTATTGGAGAAGAATTTTTATCGGAAACGATAACCGAAGCAGAGAAGCAACAGATTGAGTTGGCAAAAGCGATTACTGCACCCGTTGCACAAGCTGCACCCGAAGTTGCCGCACCAGTCACAGAAGCTATTACTCCTCCCGCTGAAGAAAAGCCAGCCGCTCCAGTTACCGCGCCTGTCCCCAAAGCCCCTACCGAACCGCCTGTGTTTATGGTAGGCAAGCAAGTGATACCCGGCGTTACGCCTGTGCCAGTGGTTGCAAAGACTAAACCCGCACCTACCGAACCAACTGTCAACCAATCGTTGACAGTTGCCCCAGTCGAAGAAGAACCATTTGGTAAATTGCCAACGGCTGAAGTGGAAACCGGAATTAGCCAAAGAGCAAAAGAGGCGGCGATAGCAGAGGAGCGTGAAAAGATTGAAGCTCCAATTCGCAGGCAAGAATCAATCAATCAATTTCTTTCAGAAGGTGCTACAGTAAAATCAAGAACCAATGTTGTTGGCAGGAAAAAAGCCGCTGAAGGTGGCGGGGATATTACTAAGACGGCATATTACTTGGCGCATCCAGACGGGAAACGGGAAATAACATTATCCAAAAAAGAAGCATCTGATTTAGAAGCTCCCGCTATCACGCCTGCCCCCGTAGCCGAGACTCCTGCTGTAACAGAAGCACCCGCCGCAGAGGTTGCGCCTGCTGAAGAAGGTCAATTTTCAATCTACCAAATGGAACGCAAAGATGGAATGAGATGGCTTGTTCAATCTGGTGAGAAGCGTGGATTTGGCGATGCAATTTTCAATACAAAAGAAGATGCTGAAAAATATGCTTCTGATGAAAAACTAAGGCAACAGCAGCGTGCTTCTATGGTTGAGCGTGAAGCTCAAATAAAACGCGACGAGGAAGCAGCAAAAGAACTGCGCGAGAAAAATGTAAATGAGTTTACTACAGCAATTGGAGCTACCCCTATCGCCGCTGGCAAGATTAAAAAAACACTCATGGAGAAGGCCGCTAAACGCACTGGCGGTAAGGTGTATGAAGGAACGCGAGCAGAAATAGTAGAACAATTCGTTGCGATTGGATTTAAGCCCACGATAGCACAAGTTGATGCTGTAAAAGATTTAACAAGAGCGCAATTCAATCGAATGGATAATAGGCAGCAAGCCGAGTTTGAAAAGAAAAAGAAAGCGGCTGGTAAAAAAAACGAGTATCGCCTCGAAAATGCAGAAGGGTATCTATTTGATGTAACAAAGGCTGAATATGATTATGCAAATTGGCTGGAAAGTCGCACAGAAATCCAACCCACCGCCGCAGTATCGGAAACGATAACACCCGCCGCAGAACCCGCAGGTATCTCAGTAGGCAACCGCATCAAACTTGGCAAGTCACCACAGACCTACATAGTAGAAGAAGTAGTCCCGCAGAGTGAAGTAGAGAAGGCAAACGACGAGCAGTATTACTCTGTAAGAAACGAGAAGACTGGCGAGGTGCAGGTAGTAGAGAAGGCTGACATGAAGCAGGTCTCTAAAAAGCCAAAACTTGGTGAGAAAGGTGGCGTTCTAATTCCATCAAGAGAAGACTTCATTCAAGCAGGACAGAACATCTACGAAGCTGGCATGGAGTTTGGCACTTGGGCCAAGCAGATGATCCAGCAATTCGGTGATGTGGTTAGAGAGTTCCTTGGTGAGGTATGGCAAGCGGTGAGCGGTGCGCCTGCTAAACTGAATGAAGTGATGGGCTATCTTCCCAAGAAGGGTGAAGGTGGTGAGCTATCATTTGGTAAGACAGGGAAACTCAAACGCTATACTGACAAAGGAACGATTGTAAAACTTGCCATCAAGCAAGAGAAGGATACTCCAAAAGGGATATTATCGGAAACGATAAAGATCATTAAACAACGGGTATTTGATGGTGACTCTACTCCATCTGAGTCTGCTACTAAGAAAGCATGGGGATTTATTGAGCGGTTGAAAGCAACTAATCCAGATGCCAAAAACAACGCCGAGGCTATCAACCAACTTACCCGCGAAACCATGCAGGAGGTTAATGTAGCAGAAGACGCAACTGAGGCAGAACGCAACGCATTTGAAGTTATCAAACAGACAGTTGGTATGTCTAAACTTCGTAATGAATTGTATAAGTATGCCATCAAGTTAGCGGGGCAGGGCGATAATTCCATGCTGAATTACTTGCTCAACAATAGCCTCAACATTGCAGGGACAAGCATTGCAACTGAAGAGGACATTGCTCGCGCACTCGGCGCATTGGCGGGGCTTAAAAGCTACATCATCCAAGCCAACGAAGCAGAGCAGGCAGGATTCATTCAACTGGCAGCACAGAGATTCTTCAACACAACGACACCAACTGAAGATCAGATTGCCAAAATCAAAAGAATTCTTACTGCCGTAAACGAAACAAAGGTAAACGAGGAAGAAGCAATCCTTGAAGAACTCACTCAAGTTGGTGAGAAGATTGGGACTGAACTCGTAGAGAACATCAATACCCAAATTGATAAAGCATCCAAGCCAGAGGTAAAAGACCCAATGGTTGCCGCTATAACTGCAATGCTGAAGCTTGGTGGAACCTTTGTTTATAGGAAGACCAAGAACAAAATCAAAGCGGCGGTAGAGAAAACAATCAAGGGTGGCATCACAAACTATAGGGATAAACTTGTAGAGGGTGCGGCTAACGGATTGGAGACTGGATTCTGGAAGACACTTGCATCTGAGCAAAAACGGATTGGCCCACTTGGTGAACTTGATGCTGCTCAAAACAGAGAACTTGGCAACATAGTCAAAAGCACATTGGTATCAATGAAGCTTCAAGGTAAACTTGGGAAACCTTTATCTCCAGATGAAAAGAAGATGGACATCTACGAGCAGGTAGCCAGCATACTTGGAGAGAAACCGCTTTCGCAAGACAAGATCAAACTCGCTGATGAAAAGATCAGAGGAGAAATAAATAGCAAACGACAAAACGAACTTGAGCAAACTGAAGATCAAGATGTTCAAGATGCTATCAATCTGAAATACGATCAGATAGAAAAGGCTTGGGATATGGCAATGTCTCAACAATTAGATATGCCAGTAAGTGATGCGATGCTTCGCAGGCTTATCTTCAATGAACTGAAAGAAGGTAAGACGAGCGTTGCTAAACTTGCTACCTTGATGAACGAGGAGCCTACGATTGGGGCGAGCAGGCAGGATAGGATCGTATCATCTATTATCAACAAGATTGCTGGCGTTACATTTGAAGGGCAGAATCCAGCAGACTATACGGCACTCAAAGAATACTTGAGCAATCAACTTGAATCATTGGTTCGAGAAAAACAAACCGAAAATAAAGTTGTTAAGACCAAAGAGAGGATCAAAGCAAACCAAGCTCAAACCGAACTTGATAAGCTGGCAAGGATTCAATCTGATACGCCTAACTTTCCAACCTCAGAGAAAGTAGCAAACCCAGTTAAAGATGCCGTAAGGAATGCTCTGAAGCTCGTATTGAATCCAATGTTCGATCCAAAAGCGTCAGCGGATATAATGCGGAATTGGAAGAAGTCTTTTGCCGCTGAACTCCAGCAACTCGGAGTCGATGAGACAACGGCACTAACCTTAACGGATGTTGTGGGCAGGCAGATTGAATTGGATTCTGTCAGCAAGAACCTTGACGCAATCGACAATGCTATCAACAAGGGTGCGCTTAGTGGAGTAATCAATGCTATCAAGAATACCCCATTGGCCGACCAACAGAAACCCGATTGGAGATACGAAGTCATGCGTGACTACCTCCGCAACGCAGGATTGCCAATGGCGCAGGCTGAGAAGATTGCGAAGTTGATGGACATCTCTCTCAAGAAACGATTCGCTAAAGCTCAAGAAGAAGCGGCGGCATCCATCGCAAAAACAATTCTAAAAGGTATCAAGCCAGAATCAAACCGAGGATTCACAGCATTGATCCAAGCGATCCGCGCCCAAGTATTGAACCCCGGCAGCAATGTAGCTATGGAATTTGGCCGCGCTATGGGATGGAAAGGATTCACGGCAGAGCAACTGAAAGCTCTGAATGAATTTGATTCCAAGATCAATGATGAAACGATTACCGAGGCAGAACGAGCAGTAGCACTTGAAGGAATCAAGAAGATCATTGATAAGGTTTCCTTACCTACAAGAGTTAGGGATGCTATCTCTGCTTTCTATATTGGGCAGGCACTCGGAAGATTCACAGTTGCAACAGTGCAGGTTATTGATCCTATTATCTTTTCTATGTGGGATGCAGCGGTTGCGAGCGCACGGAATGCAACCAGTCCTTCGCAAGTCATGCAGATATGGGGTAACTTCGGCTCATCCTTGATAAATGCTGGAAGAGAATTTGCTTTTTCATTTAAGAACGATGTAACCAGAAGCGGTAGGTTGGTTGACTATCTTGAGACTCAAGACAGGAAACTTAAACGACTGATAAATGATGCCAATAACTTGTGGAATAGTGGCAAGTATATACAGGCTATTAAGAAATATCTTTTTGGTTATCCCGAAATAACATCCAGAGTATTAAAGGCACTTGATGACGCTTCATTTTCATTACTGGAGCAGAATGCTTTGAATCAATACATGATTTCAGCAATGAACATGGCAAAGATTCCAAAGAAAGATCAACTTGGAGCCTTGAGGATGGTTGCTCAAGCAAGGCAGATGGACATTGCCGACATGAGAGCAAGCGGCATCAGCAAGAATGATGCTATCATCTATGCTAATGAACGGATGAAGGCTGAAATTTCAAGGGTCATGTCTGGATTGAACCTCAATTCTACTGAGATAATTGATTCCGCTATCAACGATTCATTGTCCCGTATTGGTAAGACAAGGTTCAAAGAACAACTATCTGGTGATGCAGAATTTAAAGACGAAGGCACATTGTCATTTCCGTTTCTGAAAATATACGAAAAAATTTCACAAGCGATAGGCACTGAGAAGGGAACGCAAGGCGAGGTAATGCGTATCTTCCAAAGAATGTTAGTGGGATTCCCTCAAATTGTAGCGCGAGTAGCAAATGTCGCTTATGGCTATACTCCGCTTTCACTTTATCGTCACCTTTTAACAGGCAGGTATCCCCTTACATACGGAACAGCAATCCAAAGAAGAAAGCGTTTGGTAGAGCAATTAACTGGTCTTGCCGTTCTCGCCCCACTTTTCTTTTTGCGTTCAATGTCATTTGATGATGATGAAGAAAAGCCAGTTCGCATTGTTTTTACAGGATTCGGGCCAGTTAGATCAAAAGACCCAGAGGCATACAATCAATGGAACAAGAAACACAATCCGGGTTCGCTTGAGATTTTTATCGGTGACAAGCGGTATGCTCTTGACTCGAAATCAGCAGGGCCATTGAAACCAATGATTGAAATCTTGGGAGCTATTGATGATTGGCAGATCAGAAGATTCCAAGACAACGCTAAGTTGACCAAGGAGGAATTGAAGAAAGCGCAAGAGAACGCTGGTTTACTTTCTACTCTTGGACAAATCGCTGGCTCGTTTGCGCTGACTGCTGCAAGGCGCGGCCCTGCTACTGGATTAATGCAAGGGTTGATTGATTTCCGCAGATACCCAGATGATCCTCTTGCTGCAATCGCGCAGGAAGCATCATTCTCTTTGACTCCATTCCTTCCAGTAGTTGGATTCGGCGCAACGAAAAACGTCTCAGACTTTTTATCGGAACCGATAGACACAAGGACTAAGGAGGGAGCTATTCTAAATAACCTTCCAATTATTGGCCCTATGTTTGGCAAGCCTGCCATTAATGCCTTTGGTCAACCGATAGGTGATATTGAGATTTCAGAGAAGATTAGAAAGTCAATCGGCATTCCTATCACACTCGTTCCTGTTAGCTCTGGTGATGATGCCAAGCTCGCCAAGATTACTCTCAAGAATGCGAATGGGCCTGAGCCGCTACAAAGAAATTGGTTTGATGCAAAGTTTGAAACTCCATTGTCAGATCAAGAGTGGAGGACAGTGAACGAGGACTACGCGAGATCGAATCGGAAAACAGTTTTGGAAAACTACGAAGAGTTGAATGGGTTTGATCCAGAGATATACAAGACTGCAATTTCAAATGTTGGAACTGCGTCAAAGTATCTTGCGCTCGACAATCTTTACAAGGCTCGCAAAAAGCCTTGACACCCGCAGAGGCTCATGTAATCTACCTCCGCAGCTTGTTGCTGTTTCGTGTTATTCATTAGGGGACGCACCTCGGACTAAAATCTGGGGTGCGTTTTCTGTTATCGGAAACGATAATAAAAAAAACTACAAAAAAATGTTGACACGATAATCGGAGAATGTAGATTGGTCTTGTGAACGGCACAACACCCGTCCATAAAACACTAATGAAAGATAAACCTACACCTACAAAAGCAACCGCTCCAAGTGAGCTTCAAAAAGAAATCTACCTTCGCCTCATTTCTGCTACGGCAGCGGATGGCAAGTTCGATCTCGGCAATCTGGCAAGTGCATCAGCAGTCATCAAAACTGGCGACCACCTTAAAGGCGTGTCGGAAATCCTCGCAGTTTGTTTTGAAGGCAAGCTTCCAGCAGTTACCGAATAATGCACGACGAAGACCAATACGATCTTTCATCTGAGATCGAAGAGGCGAGACACGAATCGTTCATCCATAGTTGCGCAATGCGCGACATGGATCAAGGCATTCGACCTACTTACTGGGACGAACCAAATGACGATAACTAATCAATACGACCTTCCTGCCCCTATGTTTCGCGCCCTATCCCATGACGGGTATATGGCAGGAACTAAGAAGGCAGACATCTCGGTGACTACCCTTATCGGGCCACCGAAGATTAACCAACTCAAGAAAAGGTATTCCGACCAGATTGTAGAAGACGCATCCGATAGGGTGTGGGCATTACTCGGTCAGTCGGTTCACAAGGTTCTTGAATTGGCAGGCGGCGAAGAAGAGATGACTGAAAAGCGTCTCTATAAAGAGATTAATGGTTGGACACTCACGGGTCAGACTGATCTATACGAAGTTGAGAAGGGCGTTCTTTCCGACTTTAAAGTAACATCAGTCTTCTCTTTCCTACTCGGACAGAAAAATGAGTGGGTAATGCAACTCAATTGCAACGCAATGCTTTGGAGAGAATATGGCTACTCGCCAAAGAAACTCCAGATCGTCGCCATCCTTCGGGATTGGCAGGCGAGCAAGGCTGAGTTTGACAAAGAGTATCCCCAGTGTGCAGTCCACATCGTTGACATACCATTGTGGGATAACGAAGAGGTAGTCCGCTACGCTACGGAGAGGGTTAAACTTCACCAAGCAGCAGCGGCTATGCCAGACGATACCATTCCGTGTTGTGATCCAAAGGAACGCTGGGCTAAACCAGATACCTTTGCCATCAAGAAGGACGGCAATAAACGAGCAGCAAAAGTGTGCGAGACATTTGAGGAAGCGCAACAACTCCTTCCTACCTATGGCGCGAAACACTCAATCGAAAAACGAAACGGCGGGGATATGCGATGCGAGCGTTACTGCTCCGTAGCACCCTTCTGCCACTACTACAAAGCAACATACAAATCAAATGAGTAAGAGACTACCACCTATTGAAAGACTGGAGATGCTTCCAGAAGAGAATAAGCAAGAAGCATTAGATTGGATGGCAAACCAACCTCCAGCAAGCATAGACGAAACTGTTGACCCGATCAGTCGATGGGAAATCCGAATCTCCCTCGGTGGGTTAGCGGACTTCTATCGCATCTACGACAAAGCAACCAAAGAAATCAAAGAACTGGAAGTAAACGAAGAAAACTGGTAAATGAAATTACCTTATATCATCAGAGTCAGAATACGTAATGTAATTGATTTTTGGATATACCCAATAATTATTGGAGCATTATGGGGAATACTTGCATCCATAGCAACAAAATCAGTAATAGAAAATAACGCGCAATGTAAGCAAAACATGGAAGATATTGCCGACAAGCTCCACGAATACCTCGAACGCAAAAGTTTAATAGAAAAAATATAAATCAAATGAGTAACCAATTAGAAGGCATTGAGCCAGAAGACATCATCAAGAAAGTAACAGGGAAGATCACCAAACTATACAAAGCAAGAAATGTAAATACAAAGTATGGCGAAAAGAACTTCCAAGATGGAGAAATTGAAATTGATGGAAACGCTTACAAAATAACTTTTTGTAACAACGAACAAAAAGATTCAGTAAGAAATAGAATTGTAACCTTATCTTCAACTCGCGGAAAGCAAGGGTTGAATGGCGTTACATTTGCAGAAGAAAAATACGAAAACAAAGAAGGTAAGCAGATTTGCAACCAAGTCATCAAGGTTTCAGCTTCGGCGAAGGTGGAATACGATGGCGTGAATGAAGAACCACCCCGTGTTGCATCAACACCCAAGAGTATCGTAACCGATAATCCAGAGCAGGAATTGGATAAGATCGTGGAGACTCACCTTTACATTGATAGCCTTGTCCGCATGGCATACCTCGGCAAGGTCACAGATGAGGAGACTCTTCGGGCATATGTCTCGTCAGTCTTCATCGAAGCTAACCGAAAGGGAGTTGCCATCTCCAAGTCAGAATCAAAGTCTGAACCTAAAGTTGAAGAGCCAGCGCAACTCGACCCTGCTGACTGGGCATCTGCTATTGTCCCAAGTGGATCACAGAAGGATAAGAAACTCGGTGCAATCGGTAAACCTGCACTCACCAAACTCTACCAATTCTACTTGGAGAAAGGATTCACAACTCCATTCGCTAAGTGCGTAGAGCAAGCCGCGATAGACCTCAACCTCGATGCCCCTGTAGAAGAGGAAGCAGACGAGATTCCATATTGATTCTGTTCTCCCCAGAACACCCAACCTAATAACACCAAAATGAAAAAGAAACCAGAATTAGAATTGTTCAGCCCAACTCAAGAGGGAATCATTGTCCCTCTGTCCACATACCTTCGCCAAATGGGCGAGTTCGTTAAGACCGAATGGCCGGGTATCAACATCACCGAAACCCATATCAAAAAAGCATGGTCGAAAGTAACGAAGAACGAATACCTTGAAGACGATGCGCCAGATGAAATGCTGGAGATGTTTGAGAAGATGAGTGCCGACCTCGATATGGCCGAGGAAATGGCAGAAGAACGCCTTGCCAATCCAGTAGTGGAAGAAGTTGAGGTTGAACTGACCGAAGATGAGCCTATCGAAGTCAACGAATCCCTCGCCCTTGTGGAGAGTGTGAAGAACGGATTGGAACTCTCATCGTTTACTCAGAAGTTCGACATCGGATCGGGAATGACTCAGTGCGTTCCAAAAGGTGAAGTAGATATGAAGGACTGGGTAGCAGCATTCGCTTTCGGTTTGACTCTGGAATCAGGCGCACAATGGATCATCGGTGATTCGGTGGTAGCCTTGGAGAACGCAGGGCATGAAGATGTAGTGAACCAACTCTGCTCCCAATTCAAGAAAAGCTATCCAACTGTCTCCGGTTATGCCCGTGCTTGCCGCGCATTCCCTGCTGCAAAGCGTGACCCAATGCTACCATTCACAGTCTATCGTGAGATTGGCAACGCTAACTTCGGCGACGAGAAGACCAACGCACAGAAGCAAAGTGAACTTCTTGAGGCAGCAAAGACCGAGAAGCTATCCTCGACTGAGGTTCGCAACCGAGTGCGTAGCGAGCAAGGTAAAGACGACAAGCCAGCGGGTCACCGCTTCTTGCTCCTCAATGTCGGCAACTTCTCCAACTCAGAAGTCCTCCGCAATATGCCAGAGGAAGTGCAGGAACACCAACTACTGATCGACCTGTCCGACAAGTCATGGTTCGATCCAGCAGAAAACGATTGGCTGAAATTCTTGAAAGAAGCGTAAGAAATGAAAGATAAAAATCTACCAGAAAGTTGGAAGGAAGCACAAACCGCAATGAGGAAAGTAATATCAAGCTACCAAGGCTTTGTTTACTCCGTTAAAGAACTCTGCGACTTGTTAGGTTGGGAATACGAATATCAAATTGCGCGACTGCTTCCAGTCAGAAAATTTGATAGACTGAAAACAGATCACTTCAAAGAAGTATTTGAAGTGCAAGAGGAAGCAATGAAAGAAGCTATGTTTGACTTGGATAAGAGGCGCAAGGGTCTTGCAAAGAAGCAGGAACTCATGGTTCAATTCAATCTAACTGAAGAAGAAATAAATACAATGCTGGAAGCAATACAAACAAAATAATTTATGTCAGAACAAACAACACCAACACCACAAAACGAAACCTCGAAATCAATTCTGGAAGCCTTTAGTTTCCATAAATGCGACAACGAGACACTAAACGAACGAGTCCATGCAATGGCAAGCATATTGCATACAGCATCAATGATGGTCATCAAATCAGAATCCCGTAAGGGTGAAGGGTTTGAAGCCATCAAGCACATGGAATTGGCGTTCTTTTATTACCGCGAGTCCCAATTCCGTAAGCGATTCGATAAGGAAGAGGAGAAAGAAGAACCTTCTCGGATTATCAGCTAACCATTAACGCAAAAAAGCCCACCTTGGATTTCTCCTTGGTGGGCTTCTTGCTTTTTAGATTAGGCTACTTCTTTGGGAGCAAGTGAGATTGTAGGATCGACTTCTCCATCTGCCAAGACATCGAGCCTCTTGAGCTTGGCATCTAACTTCTCGCAGATTGATTCTTCAATCCCTACGCCAGCGGCATACACGATGTATTGCAAGGACTTTGACTTACCGCCTGATCTATGGACTCGGCCTAAGACCTGTTTTAAGTCGAAAACGGAAGGCGAAGGCATGATTAGCGCAACACGGGGATGGTTGCCGTTGAGATCGTGGAGGTTCAATCCTTCTCTGCACGCTTGAATTATCCCCACGATAACCCGTGAGTCATCGCGCTGGAAAGCATCAATGTTTCCCCGCCTTTCCATCTCATCCTGTCCTCCGTGGATTGAACAGGTTGTCTTTAGCTCATCCAGAATGAACTTGCGTGTCTCCGAGTAGTTCACCGCTACGAATACAGAGTTACCTTCTTCGATCATGTCTCTGACCATAGCGCAAACCGCTGGAGCCTTGTGGAGTTCGATTCGTTGTCTTGCTCTGGTTTGTTCTGCCAGAACATTAGCCGAGAAGTTTTCAAGGCCGCGCAACTCTTCAATCCGATTGCAGAGGTCGTCGTATTCATTGGCAATCTTCTTGGCGTTGTCCATGTCGAAGGCTTTGGCTTTGATTAGCGTTTCGGGGAATGCGTCACCAAGGTCAGAGTGTCTAAGACGATTGCCTCTTTCTGGATAGATACGAGAGTGCAACTTCTTTAGGACAGAATGCCCTCCAGTGAACTGCATACCGAATCGGGTCTTCCTGCATCCGTTCTGACTGAGGAATCGGAAGTAGTCTTTCCCGCCTTGGTGCAGACCGAGGAACTGACCCAATGCCCACAACTTAGTAGGATCGTCGGCAATGGTAGCAGACAGAGCAATGGCAGGGATGTTCTGGACTACTGAATCTCTGACCAGATAAGCGTTTTGGGTTGCCTCGCCTTTGCCACGATGAACTTCGTCAAAGATCAGCATAACATCGGGAGGCAGCATGAAGCGGAATTCTTTCTTCTTATCGTCCGTCCATCTTCCCATCTGGCTCTTTCCAGTTTTGACCCACTCCCAACCCGCTATGTCATATACATTTACACCCATCATCTTCGCAGCACGATGCCAATCAGTGGTAATCGGTTTGGGACAAATAACCGCAACTCGTTTGCCAAGTTCTCTGGCAATGCCGAGGGCGCAGAATGTTTTACCAACTCCCGTGGAATGCCCAAGCAGGGCGCGATTATACTTATTCATGCTGGCAACGCCCATCTGGACGCTGGTCAACTGATACTCTAACAAGCCTTCGGGGTGCAGCAGAGGGATTAACTCTAATTCTTGAACCGCTTCAGCTTGAGTATCGGAAACGATAATCTGCTTAAATTTAAGCTGATCGTCTGACCACCAAGTAAGCTGCCACTCATCGCGGAACTTGCCAAGCTGAATGCCAGCGTCACCCATCTGCTTCTTGAATAGCTCTTTATCTTCGCCATAAACCTTCCAGAAAGCTTGCTCGATAGGTGCTTTCTTTAGCAAGCGGACTCCTCGTTTTGTATTTAGTTGAATGGGTTGTGACCACTCAACAGTTGCCATCAAATCGTGGATATTCATGGGTTTCTCCTTGCTCTATCGAGAGCCGCCTTGCATTGCATCATAAGAAGAGAGTCAGAATCGCCGTAGCAATCCAAGACCGCCTCCAGAGCTTCCATCATTTCCCGTTTAACAGACTCACCAGAAAGCGGGGAATCTTTGAATCGGAACAAAGGTTTCTGTTTGTGCATGGTGTAAGTTCTCATCGTTTGAATGGGATGGTTTTGATGTTAGGGTTGGGATACACGGTTGACTTGAACCGAGGCATCTCAGTTGATTTTTCGGCCTTTTGCCAAAGTCGAATATAGACTTCCGGTGGAAGGCAGGTTGCTTCGTTTTTTTCGGTTGCTTTCATTTTATTGGGTTTGTTTGTTGCGTTGTGGAGGGAAATTCATTTGACAATTTATCAGTGTTTTGTAAATACTCAACTATGAACAAAACACCGGAATTGAACAGCGAAAAGTTAGGCCGAGGGAAAGGCAGGAAGAAGTGGGACATGGAGCGGATCGAAACTTTATTCATGGGAGGCGCGGAAATGTCGGACATTCTGAAACTGCCTGAGTTCGCTCAAATGAGCAAATTCTACTTGAAGAATTGCATGGTGAAAGGGAAGTGGATTGAAAAGAGAAAACGCCTTAGAGAGCAAGTGGCGAATGTCGTTGCGCCAAAGTTGGAAGACCTGATGGTAGCAGAAACCGCTAATCATTACCAATTTATGCTGCGCGAGATTGCGGCGGAGAGAAAACAAATCGAAGAGAGACACAAGTCGGGGAACATTAAAGAGCAAGCCGCCCGTCTGGATATTCTCGCGGAATACGAAAAGATTGCAACGAGAGCGTTGGGACTTGATGAGAATAATATGCACGATAGAAAGGGATTAAGCGTAAACGCAATGATTCAGCTCCATGTTACTGGCCCGCAAAAAGCAGATAAAATCGAAATTGTATCCGGCGAATATGTCCGTGGAGCGGAGGAATCGGAAAACGATGTAGAATTGGCAACATTGGAAGAAAGCGGGGAAGGATAGACCTCCCCCGCATTTGTGGAGTGCTATTCAAATTTGATTGCACGATCCATGAGCATCGTGTCGAGGACGACAAGCTCACGGGGCGTTAGGAACCCCGCCGAGTAAATCCGATGGCATGATATTTCGAGTCTGCGGAGGGATTTTAAATCCTTCGCGGCCTTTATGCGTTTAGAAAGCTCTTTATATTCTAAGCTCATTTCGCACCTTCTTTCCAGATCGGGCCGAGGGATTCCAAGAATCGGAACATCGGAGTGCCAAGCGGAATAATGCGGCGGACTCCATCGCGGCGAATCCATTCGCAATCTTGCAAGCTCCCGTCTGCAAAATACCACGCCGAGCAATGGCCCGTGAAGTATGGAGAGGTGACTTTGTGGAGGGCGAAACTACCTTTGGCGAATATCCCGCCTTGTGGAAAGGTGACTTTTTGGATTTTCATGCTGCCCCCTTTGCTTTGGCGATTGCCTCTTTCGCTTCTATTATCCCCTTGTCATGGCCCATGTGGAGTCTTTCAATGGAGAAAAGCCTGCCCTCATCACTTTGACATTCTATAAACTCAACAGCGGAGAGTAAGGTTTCCAGTGCGGAGAGCAAATCGGGAGCGGCTGAAATAAGGTGTGCGTTGGCAATATTTCCGCTGTGGAGGGCGCAAATCTCAGTTTTGCCATATTTGATTAAGCCCCATGTGGAGTCATGTTTCCAAGGGCCGGGTGTGTGGAGTGTATTATTCATTGGTTGTGTTGTGTTTGGGTGTTGTGGAGGGAATTATTCTGTGATGCACATAAGCCGCACATAAGGCCCGTCACTGTCTTTTCTGGATTCGGTAAAGAGGGCGTGGACATTATCGCCAACCTCTATTTCTCGTCCAATATATGAGCCGAGCTTGTATTTTCCGTTGCAATATTTCATGCGGTTAAGGGTTTTTCCGTTTATTGGTTTGAACAAAGAATCCAAAAGGATTTTGTTTGCTTGTGTTTTAGTGCCGATTTTTAGTGTTTTCATGTTTTAGTGTTTATTGTTTGGTTTGCTGTGGAGGGAAAATCGGTGTGGAGGGATTATCGGAAACGATCACGGGCGTAAGAATGCGCGAGAGTAGAAATGAAGGTAGAGAGTGCGGAAAGGTAGGAAAAGCGAGAATGCGGGGCGATTAGAGCAAAGGCGGGAATGGATAGAACATGGCCCGCATGGAGTGGAGGGGACTACTCGTTTTCGTATTTCAAACGGGAGAGAATGCGTTTGAATTCCATCGCTCCATCAATCTCCCGGAAGTCGGGGTGAGAGTCGGAATAGTTCGGCGTTCCGTCCTCTTTCAAATAGTAAAGAGTCCAAGTAGAACCACCGCCGAGAATCCAGCGATTCCCGTCCAAGTCGGCGAAAATGTCACCGTAGCTGAGACCATCAAAAGGCCCGATTTCAGTTTTTCCGATTATTGCTCGTGGTGTTGTCATAGGATTTGAAAAATAACAATTGCGCCGAGAGTGGAGAGTGTAAGCAAAAGACCGAAAAAACGATTCTTGGCTTTATTGTATTGAAGAGAAGAGGATAATTTTGACATAGGATTAGATTTTTTCTGCGTAATTTTCGACAAGCCACTGATAAGCTTCCGATTCTCTCAACTCTTCCGATAGTGAAGAGGAGAAATTAGAGGGACGAAGGCGACACATAAGCCGATAACCACGCGACCATTGTCCGCCGTGATAATCCATGCAAAATTGCGCCAATTCAAAATAGTAGTTTTTAGATAGTTTGTTCATAAGATGAGAAGGGAAAGCGGGACGGATAGAACATCCCGCACATTGGATTAGAACGAGGAAACGATAATACCGCCGTCAAACTCGATTAGCTGGCCGTGGTATTGAATGTAAGAACGAATCTTTTCGTCAAACTCATCGTCATTCGTTTCTTCAGTTTCATCAAAGCCCAACTCTTGCCAAGCATTGGAAAAATGCTCGTGCGCCCAATCTTGAAGGCTGGAATGTTCAGAGAAGTCACAGCGAATAGCGCAAACATCCAGTTCGATTTCCTCGCCTGTGTTCTCTTCATACTCTTCCAGATATTCAGCAAGGGCATAAGCTCCCGCTCTACTCCAGTTTGCGTTAGTGTCTCTCATTAGTTCGCCCGCTGCTTGTGATGTTGATACTGTGATTTTCATTTTATTATGTTTTCTATTTAGTGTTTGGCAATCTCTTCAGTCCACACTTGCCACAGTGTGAAGACGGGGAAAAACCCCGTTTCGATTTCACATCCTTTCATTGCACACTATGCGGGAAACATAGCTCGCGCCGTCTCTGTAATAAACTTCCAAGTCATCATGCAATTCTTGCAAGGTTTCATCCGTTCTCTCCCCATCTTCTCGCATAATATAGCCAGACTCTAAAAAGCCAGCATTGCAAGGCGAGCCAAAGATCAAACGAGTATCGGTTGCCATTACATAAAAGATACATTCATTTTCAAGTTCTAAGTATCCTATGCAATCCGCGCCTTCCATATTTGATACGCTCCATTTTTTTTGTGTTGTCATATAGGTAATGAGTTGAGGTTAGGAAAGGCGAGCGACTACGCAATCGCCAAACATAGCAGGGAAGAGAGAAAGCTTTTTATAGGCTCCTTCTTGGGTATATTGGAAAATGTCCCATTTAGAGTCTGTCCAGTCTCTGGAGTCTCCATAAGCAGACCCCCGATAAAAAAGGCCCGCTGGATTTTGAATCGCGTATTCATAGGTTGGGTAATTCATGATTTTGATTTTTCTATTTAGGTTTAGTTGAGTTTATATAGGACGATTGAAAGCACCACGCGAATGGCGACGATGGCCGCGCACACTAAAGCAAAGTCTAATGTGCTTTGATCGATGGGAAGTGACATAATGTGGTTAATGAGGTTCATGATTTTGATTTTTCTATTTGTTGGATTTTGAGTTTAAGCGCGTGCATCTTTTTGCATCGGTCATCGAAGCAAGTTTGATCCGCAGCGCGTAGGTTTGTTTATTCATATGTGAAGATTCGACACTGACAATCAGCCAGTGCGAAAAGTTTTTTTGTTTCAAAGAGCATTTGTGCATTTGCTCGTTCAGCCTCATTCAGAGCCACTGAGCGACCAGCACGAGAGAGACAATATCATATTCTCTCAATCTGTCAACACCTCAATATTGATTTATTTTTAGCCTGTCACAAGCAAGAACCATGCCAGCTTGTAAACAGAAAAGTATTAGCATAGATCATGCCATCGTTATATCGATATATAGCGATACTTGCCATACGCAATATGGCATAAGATATGGCAATGGTATGGCATAAGACATTCCATCACTATATCGCTATACAGCGATGTTACCAGGCAAGCGGTTTTTGGGAATTATCGGTGTCACGATAACGAGTGATGCGATGTCTCACCATATACAGGAAACCCTATTGCGCGAATGTCACAGCAATGGCGAATCACTCTTTCGCCTCTCCTCTCAAATAGCGATTCACCCCAAAAATCCCCCATGTCATCATACCGCTCGATTGAATCAAACGCGATAGCGGCCAACCTCGCGCCAAGATTATTGCAAGCCGGTTGCATCTACTCATCTTCTTATTGCGAATGATAACATCCGATAAATATAGTATGAAATAGCGGCGACCTTTCCAGTCTCAACAAGCAAAGCAACGCATCACTCGATCATGCTACGCTGTGACACTAGCAAGCTGTGACTATACTAAGCAGGCCGTGACTATGAGCATGACAGGCCGTGACTCAAAGCAATCTCTTTTCCCTGTGAGGCTCGACCCCACCACCCTTCTACCCCATGCACCCATGCGCGACAGCTCCCAATGCGGAAACCCCTCTCCCCATAAAAACTGCCTTTTTCTATGTCAATAAAAATCTCTTGACAGATGTCCTGTCTCCCTAAGTCGTATGCTAATGTCGTATGCTATCCCTAATGTCGTATGCTACTCACATGAGTAGATGGTATCTTGGAGTCTTAGTTTGGGCATACAAGTTGGGAGTATGTATGATTTATCTTGGAATGCTACTCGGTTGGTTGGTTGGATTGTTAGCCTTCCATTGGTGAGTTCTATGAAGATGAATTCCTTATCTTGTTCTGGGGTATCTGACCATCCGTCGAATAGGTGGGTAGTGGAGAATAGGTAGGTTCCCTTTAGTATGTTTGGGCCTACCTTAGCTGTTACTTGAAGTCCTGTTAGTATTGGGTTCTGTAGTATGCTGAAGTTATATGAGTAGCAGTTCCATAGTTGGCTCTCTTCTATGCGCCAGTTTTCTAGTGCTTCTTCTTTGAATCTGACTGCGTTTGGTGGGATGTTTCTGTAGAGTGCGCCGCCTTCTCTTAGGATGACATTTATTCCCCATGTTCTGCTTGGTATGGATGTTAGTCCTACCCACATTGCTTCTACTGGCCCTACGGGTTTTTCGTGGGTGTATTTACTATCTACCCAGATGTAGCGATGAGTTGGCAGTGCGCCGATTTTGGTATTCATTTTCTCTGAAGATATTTTTCGCAGAGTAAATTGTATTTACTGCGCCATGCCGTCATAAGGCGAATGTATTTGAACATCTTGATATGGCGGGTGCGCCACGATTCATATACCTGCTCTGGTGTTTCTCCTATGAGTTTTAGAGATTCTTTCCAGTGATTCAGTTCTTCAAGTGCAACCCCTAAAGATTGCTTTGCGTCTTCCAGTTCGTATTCCAGTTGTAGTTGTGTTTTCATGTTATCGTTAACGATAATGAGAGTTCCAGTTTTATGTGGTTACTGGAATGGTGTAAACTTTAACCAGAGGTAGACCCGCCAAGGTTTATCCCCCGCCACAATACCACGTTATTGCATCTCAAATTATTTTCGGGTGTTTATCTCTATGATGAAGCAGGCTACTACTATAGTCCAAGCTATGGTTAATGCCATGATTTGGTCGTTCATACTCTTTTTAATTTGACCACCTTATCGCCGTCATAGCAGGTTCCTTGTAGGATTACATAATTGGAGTCTGGGGTTGGTTCTTCTTTTTTGAATTGAGTTAGTGTGACTCCCATTTTTTCTGCTATCTCCAGTGCTATTGGATCGGTGTGGTAGATGTCTTTGTAGAGGACTCTCTTTATCTTATAGGCGGCTATGGCCTTTAGGCAGTCCCTACATGGTAGGCAGGTTGAGATTAGTATCTTTCCTTCGCCCGGACTGGTATATCTAAGGGCGTTCTGTTCTGCGTGGATTACGAACTTTGATCTCTCTTCTCTTGACGACCAGTCTTCTTCTACACCTTGAGGGAATCCGTTATACCCTACTGACGCTATGGAGTTGTCTTCTCTAAGTATCACTACTCCTACCTGTCTCCACGGGTCTTTGCTCTTCTTAGCAACTACCTCCGCTATGCTCATGCCGTATTCGTCCCAGTTCATTGCATTTGACGTAGGATTTTGTTTGCCCGTAGTGCTGATAGAAGATCGTTTTCTTCCCTAACTTGTGCCAGTGTCCTATGTTCTTGTGGCAGTTCAGCAATGTAAGAATAGTCTTCTGGATGAGTATTTACTTCTTGGTGGATTACTGGTTGCTGAATGACTGGTTCAGTCGGCGGTTTGTGCATATACATCTCCTTCAGATGCGGTGTCGCGCCTTTAGGATAATGGAAATGACGGGTTTCTGTGTATGTTTCCTTGGTCATTGGCGAGCAAGCGCACAACGATGCAGCTATTAGTATTGTTGGTGTTTTCATGTGATTATTATAGTGTAGGGTAGCTTCTTTTCATTGCGTTGATTCCATTTCCCTCGGAATACCATCCTTCTCCGGTGTAGACATCCATGACATCTGAGAAGTATTTCTCATACATTGGAGCTACCTTCTTTAGGCTGAAGTTCATTCCAAATCGTTTGCAGTCCCAAGGCATGATTTGATCTATGTTTTTGACTGCATCTACAAAGTCACCCATCGTCCTGCATCGGTATCCAGTTACCCCGTGTAGGTTGTTCTCAGCGAAACTGCCCCAGTCAGTCGTTATAGTTGGAGTGCCAGATAGTAGGTTTTCTATCTGAACGCCACCGAATGGCTCTACATACATAGATGGAAGGAAGCTGGCTTTAGCATTGGACATGAGCTTCTTTCTTGTAGGCACATCAGCGTATCCGACATACTCAACATGGTCTGGTAGTTTGTAACCTTCCTCTTTTTGCCCTGCGATTACCAGTTTTACGCCTGCTTTTTGAGTGGCTTGGATAGCTACATCTACACCTTTTCCGCTATATACTCGCCCAAGGTAGAGGAAGTAATCTTCTTTGTCTGTTTTGTAATCGAAGTCTTCTACATCGAAGTAGTTTGGGATAACGACATCATACCAGTCTTGATTGCAGTTTCCTACATTCTTCAGTCCGCAGTAGGCATGGTAGATTGCGTAGGATTCCCATACTTTCCACCGCGCCCAGTGTCCGCCTGCATATCCAATACCCGGCTCAACGCATATTAGGTCTGGATGAGCATCACAGATTGGCCGAACTCCACTTCCCCAGAATGGTAGAATGAAGTCATTCTTCTTCTTCCTTTGTCCAATTGCCTTGATAGCATTTCGGTAGAAGGTTTGGTAGGCATGGTCATTAGTATCGAATTTAAAGAATGTCTTACGCCAGTCATGTGATCCGTAACTCTTCTTGAAGTCATTGTTAGTTAGGACTGGAACGTGTTCTGTGCAGATAAGATCAGAGTCTTCATGGCCGTAGTGGATTACTGTGTGTCCACGCTCGGTCATCATCTTTCCGAACTTAACTACCTTTTGGGTGTAGGCGCAGGCATTAAATTCTTTGGAAGAAACTGTGTGTGGTAATCCAAGGATATGGAAGGTGAATTTATCGTTAACGATACTCATAGGTTGATTAGCATTTTCTTTGCCCATTCGGGCGTGTTTTCATCTAATTTTACTGTCCATTCTCCAGTGACTGCTTTAGTCATGGATAGTGCTTTAACTACCTTTTTTAAGGTAACTTTCCTTGAAGCAGTAATTACTTCTTTTGTCGAAAACCTTTCTCCGCAGGCACAAAGCCTCCTCCTTACCACTGTGCCATCTCTCTTTCTACTATTGATGACTTCAGTAGGTGATTCACATTTAGGACACGTCATTTCTTTAGTTTACCAGTAAGCGTATATTGCTTCATGCCGCGATTCTTGAAGAAGTCTTCGCAGGCTTTATTGATTTGTTTGGAGTTGAGTGGATACTTCCACCCTACCCTACCATCGTCTGCATCAACATTAGCTTCCGTGTTTTTGCCGTTGATCTTCATTTCATCGACTTAGACCCCTTGCACTTCCATTTGCGGCGACTTAAGTTGTTTGGGGAGTTTGGGTCTTTCTTCCAGTCACCTTTGATCTTAGCTGAACGGGCGCAGTAAGAATCGCCACGCTTTGATCCCGGAGAGATTGTCGCGCCTTTCTGACCATACTTGACTGTCTTAGTCCTGCCAGTTTTGGCATTCTTGACTACCTTTGTGAATCGCTTTTCCATATATTATAAGTTTATCGTAAACTACACTAAACTCACTAAACTTGTTATAACTACTTTTTCTTTTTAGCCATTCCTGCACGTGATAATGCAATTGCAACTGCTTGAGCGCGGCTCTTAGCCATTGGTGCTTTCTTTGGGCCTTTAGGGTTGATGCCAGCCTTCAGTTTGCCAGCTTTGTATTGACGCATTGTTTTTGCCACTTTCGCGGCCTTACCTGCTTTAGTTTTTGGTTTCATAATCCGTCACTTCCATCCCTTAGTAGTTTGAAGAACGTGTCGGCAGGGATTGTTACCTTCCAGTTCTTGTTGTTTTTTTTGTGAGCTACTGCCCAAGCAATGCCTTTAGCATCTCGCTCGGCCTGTTCGCAAGCCTTATCTAAATTCAAATTCTGAACACACTTAACTTCAAAGTGGAGTTTACCTTTCAGTTCCTCACAGATAACATCTGGCGAGTCCTGTCCTCCTGCGAATTGCTGTCCTCGTTTTGCGGTGTAACCTTCGGCGCGAAGTTGATCCCGCCATTGCCGCTCACCTCTTGCACCTTTAGCTCTTGAGTTTATCATATTCTTTAAGTTGTTGTTCCAGTCTAAAGCACTTAGCTTCCATTAGAGTGTAGTCTGTAGCATAGGAGTATGCTTTGTTTTTCCATTCGTCGCGTTCTCGGAGAATGCGCTCATAGTGATTGCGCGTCATTGTCGCAATATCTCCATTGCCACGATCCATCAGCGCCTCGTCGCGCTCGCGTGTTATGTCCATTAGCTTGCACTGAGTCTCAACTAATTCTTGGTGAGTTCGATGGTGCCACTTGATCTCTTCATCCCTCTCCCTCTCCAACCGTTGCGACACCGCACGCAATACCGGCGACCAATCGCCACCGGATGCAACAACGGCCGCGTCTGTCTCGGGTGTGTCGCTCATTTGAATTCCTCCAAGCTCCTGCACCGATCCAGCATATCGTCGATGGCCTTGCGGATTGTTGGCCATTCCTCAGTGGTGATGCCGATCTTGCCGTCGTAGGCGTCACTGCATTGGCGGACCTCCACGAATTCCCCGGCGGCCTCGTCTACGATCTCGATCTCCGTGGCATTCTGATTGAATAGCGGCTCGCCCTTGGGAACGATAGAGACCTTGGTTGTGCGTGTCTCGTAGGTCATCGCGTTGCCTCCAGTAGTTCCCGCACGCGCTTGGCTTCCTTCTCCATTGCCTCGTCGCGCTCGCGCTCAAGTTTGCGAGCATGAACAGTCATCCGTAGTGCTTTCGTGTCCCAGTTGCCTTCATACGCTGCGACTGCATCAGTATCAGGTGTAGGTTTTTTCATTTTATTTATTCCTTTTGTAAAATTGCGCGAGCAGCGCATGACATCTCATAAGCGTCCATCGCCACTTGGTGCATGGGTTTGGAATCATCGTATCGCTTGGCAATCCACTCTAAAACTTCGCGCAGTTTTTTGTTTGTATCCCTCGCCTCGTCGCGCTCGCGCCTTGCTGTTTCAAGGTATTCCTCTTGAACCTTGTAAAGCCCCCGCCGAAATTCCAAATCCTCCCGCGCCTCGTCAAGCTCGCGTTTTATATCATCATAAGCCATTAATCTATTGTGTATTTCATCAACAGTTTCTATTTTGCTGTTTGTAATATTTCCAAGAGCGATAGCTGTTGCGCCCTTGTCGCTTCTTACTACATAAGCAACATTTCCCAATCCGGTGTTGATTTCTTGGTCGCTCATTTTGTTTCCTCCTTAATTTGTGCGGCAAACTCTAAAAGGGCATCTTGTAGGCTCTTCCTTTCGACCCTACCGCTTTTTGGTAGCCACACCGACCAACATGGATACCTCCCATCCATATCGGGTTGTCCGATATGTCTTGGCTTCATTACCAATATCGCTTCGTCTATACACTTCAAAGCCATCAACGCCTCGTCGCGCTCGCGCCATAGAAACTTTAATTCCCGCCTCGCCTCGTCGCGCTGTTTAAGAAGATCGTAGATAGTTCCTTCCGCAATTGTCAAATCAACTCCTCGCTCAGCGGCATCGTGAAGACGCTTCCAATCTCTTATCTCCTCCCTCGCCTCGTCGCGCTCGCGCTCAAGTTTGCGAGCATGAACAGTCATCCGCAGGGCTTTCGTGTCCCAGTTGCCTTCATACGCTGCGACTGCATCTGTCTCTGGTGTAGGTTTTTTCATTTTATTTCCTTCCAAGTAAATACTGATTCCGTATCGTAGGGTGTTGCCAATTTCATTTCGGCGTATCCTCGTTTTATTGCTTCTTTCTTAAGTGGATCGACGCAAAACATTAAAATTAAAAGCCCAGTGACTATAAATCCTGTAAATAACCCGATTAAAAATCCATGTGCTGATTCGTTCATTTTGTTTTTTCCTTTAGTTGTTCAATTTCATAGAGTAAATCTCTTATTTCGTCAGCGAATCCATATCGATAGGATTGATTTAAATAGTTAATGGCTCTATCTACAATGTCGTGGAGCTTTTCGTTTTCCTCCCGCGCCTCGTCTCGCTCGCGCTCCAGTTTGCGAGATATATCTGACCTAACATAGTTGCCCTCTCCTTTGATGTAGTATTCTGCGATATCCGTCTCTGGTGTGTTACTCATTTGATTATTTCTAATAGTCTTTCTTTGTCTTCACGATTTGATTCATAAATAAAATCACACAATTCTTCAGTTTGTTTTTTATTTAAAAAAAGTCCGTCTTCGTGTGTTTTGATAAGGAATAATAAAAACGCAATTCCTAAAATTACAACGAATCCAGATATACAAATAATCAGTCCAATCATGGTAGCATACTATCAATATCTTGTATCTGTGTCAATACTTTTTTTTCATCTTGGAAGTATTTATTGTAGATTTTCATTCCTTCATTGTGATAGTTCTCTGCAATGCAATACCTTTCCTTGTCTTGAGATACCCAGATGACTTGTGCAAATTTGAAATAACGAAATGCTTTTTCAAAGGCTTGGTCAGTTGTCATCAATATACCTCCTCAAATTTTGAAATTTCACCGCGCATCTTGACTTCAAAGGAATAGTTTTTCACTCCACGGCGATTCTTTTTCACGACTATCCTACTCTTGTCTTTGTTGTGTTCGATATACACAACTTGATTGGAGTGCTGCCCGATGGCCCGTGATTCGCGTAATCTGCCATCATCGTTTAGTTGAGAAGCCGTCATTACAATCACCTTATGTCTCTGTGCCAATACTTTCAATTGTCTGGTAATTTCAGATATTTGTCCTTCCCTACCTTCGATCTTATCGTGTGAGATAATCTGAATGTAGTCCACAGCGATGACATCCGCTTTGTTTTTTCTGATGAACTTTCCAGATATTGATAAGATGTCTTGGAGTTCATCTACATCATCCACGATTTCTAATGGCAATTTGCTCAACTGTAAAAGCGCAGAGTTGATTTTTGACAACTCAAACTGGTTCGCATTCTTGTAGTCTTCTGCTTGACGAATCTCATAGCCTGCAATGTTGCAAGCCATACGGGTCAGAATGTCGTTAGCAGACATTTCCAGCGAGAAAAATACAACCGATTTCCCTTCCAGTAAGTTTGCCACTGATGCTTGAACAAGTTGAATTGATTTCCCACCTCCAGTTTCTGACGCGAAGGTAATCAATTCTCCCCTGTGCATCCCGCCCTTCATTGCCCGATCCAGCTTGAGTAATCCAGTAGGAAAGCATTCCTTTACTACTTTACCTTCCATCTCATCGATGATTTCGATGATCAGGTCTTTGACTGGCTTTACTTTTGTTGTCCGATCCTCGGCCAAGTTCATTATCGTTTCCGATAATTCCTTCAAATCCGCTTTGCCTGCTCGGAGGTTTACTTCTTCCTTCTCCATGAGGGTAAGAACATCTCGGTAGGCTTTAGTGCGGTGTAGGTGCTTCCGATAATCGTCAGCCATGTCTTGGCAAACCTTACCCGAAGCTACGTTCATCGTGCGTAATGTGTCGTGGACAGATTCTTCACCACCCGCCGCATCCAACTTTCCTGTCGCTTCCAACTCAGCAATGGCAGAAAACGGGCAGCAAACTCCTGTCCGCTGGTGAACCCCTTGGAGAGCTTCAAAAACGATTCTGTTGGCGTTTATGGCGAAATAACCACTATCCCATGTTTGTTGGGAAAGGATGTTTCTGTCGATTGCTATCAGCGACAATGCTGCCGCTTCACTCTTTCGTGCTATTGGGACTTTTTTCATTAGATTAAAAAATTAAAACTTCTTGTGCCATTCTTCTTGCTGCTATCTCGCAGTATTTTTCATTCATCTCTATTCCGATAGATTTTATTCCATTATCTTTGCAGACACGCATCGTTGTTCCGCTTCCCATGAATGGATCGAGAACAATCATGTCTTTTGTCGCTACCTTCTGAACCAACCATGACCACGCCTTTTCTGGTTTAGGACATGGATGACCATTTTTCTCTGGCGATTCAGTCATTTTGTAACTTGCTGCCTCTGGTTTTTTGCCCTGCAAATGATGCCATCCATAATAAAGGATTGGTTGTGCGTCGGTATATCCAAATCGGTGCATTCCACAAGCAGATGGGGAATAAAAGCACCCAAACCCATCTGGTGATGGATAAAGTGTTAGGTTTTTCCATCCGCTTGTCACTACAAGCGTCTTCCATTTTGCTATGTTGAACAGTGCTTTGATAACAACTGACTGGATATATTCTGGAGTATCATCAAAGTCAGAAGAATAGTTTCCCTTCCCTCTAAGTTTCGATGTTCCTCCGTTGCCTCCATCAATTCCATATGGCGGATCAGTGACGATGCAATCAACTTCTCCAATGACTGGCAACGCATCAATGCAGTTGGCGTGATATATTGTCACCAACGAGTCTTCGTAGTATTTTTTCATTTTATCGGTAACGATAATCAAAAGTTGGAGAATCGTTCTGGCTTTGAATTGAACTTGTTTTGTTTTGGTTCGAAAACTCCCGTCCATCCGTTTGAGATTGCATTGTCGATTGCAACGACTGCGTTCTCAACTCCCCAAGTAGTGAACTTGCGGAACATATTATTTTTCGCGGTCGGTGTCATCGGAGCTTTCTTTTCCTTTCGGTGTTGAAGGAATTCATTCCAAGCAGCGTTGAATTCCGGAGTATCCAATTCGGTCGGGATAGTTCGTGGGGGGGCGAGCGGCACTGGGGGGGTCGTTCCATTGCGATTAGCACAATTCAGTTTGGCATTAGCCGAACCTGAAGCGTTAGCTTCACTTGGGTTAGTCGGGAATAAATCAGTTAGGTCATCTGAGGAATGTGAGGCCATTGCCGAACTTTCCACTGATGGTTCTATTTTCGGTTCCTTATGATGGTTCATTATAGGGAGACTAACTTTAGTTACCCCCACTACCATATGAACTGGGTTATCCACCCCCACATTAACCGCAGTTACCCCCTTAAATGTTTTCAACCGACTTGGGGGAGTAACTTGGTGAATGACATCTTGGGTTATTTCATCATCACCGATCTTCTCAATATTGATGGTATAAAGGTTCGATGTCTGTCTTCCAGAAAAGTCCTCGCGCTCATCTCGCGTGATAACTCCAATCTGGATTAGGGCATTCAGATACTTCTTCGTGATAGGTTCTGATATGTTAGCCTTCTCTGCAATCTTACGGATAGACGGCCAGCAACTGGCATCGTCGTTGCAGGAGTCAGCTAAAGACAAAAGAACCAACCTTGCGTTACCTTGGGTCTTACTACGCTCAAAGACCTCTGACATTATTCGGACACTCATTTTGATCCTTCCTGCCAGTTTGCGTCTTCATTCAGCACCCACTTCTTGTCTTTATTGAGTTTCAAGAACCGAAGTCCAACCAATGTCATAAAAGCGTTGTGAGCTTGCGTTTCTGTGATGCCACAAATATCCGCTACTTCTTTGATGCTGTTCTCGTCTTCCAAAAAACCGCCATCGTAATTATCAATGACTGCGAATACTTGTTTCTTCCTATCGTCGATGATCGACAATCTGATTATTTCCCTGCGAACGAAGATACCATCGTTCTTTTCTAATGGATTCATTTTATAAAAGGCGACCCCTTGTGATGGCGATAGGAAGCGGCAACTGACGCATGAGAGTGGTTTCCACCACAAGGGATCATTTATTTTATTTGTTGTTTGTTAATTTAATTCCTATCTCTACTTCGGCTCTCACCCCGAAGGTGCAATTTCTCGCACGACTGAAAACTACTACAGGTTGTATTCTATGTCAAGCATCTTTTTTATCGGTTCCGATAATTAGTCTACACCTACTTCGTTGATCTCACCATTTGACCAAGCATACATCCTGTCGTTGAGTAGTTCGTAAATCTCTTCTGCACTCTCTGCGTCTTCACATTGGAATACGGCGCGGCGTTCACCGATGCCTTCTCCGCTGATGATGAAATCACATTTGTAAACCACATCTCCTCCAGTTCCATTGGCGAGCATGATAGCTGTGTTATCTTTCCTCATTGCCATAGAGCAGATGCCATTTTTATTTTCGTAGGTAGCCATGAAAGAAGTTTCAAGTGCAGTGGCGAGAGACATATTTGTAACTAAAACTGTCTTCCTTACGCTGGCTATCAACTCTTCAAGTTTCGGGTTTAATTTATTCATTGGGTTTGTGTTATCCATAAGCAATCATAGTATCAAAAAAGTGTTGACTTGTCAATACTCTTGGTTTATTTTTTCTGGAAATGAGACATCCTTTAGAAGACGCATACGAGTCCTGCATGACTGCCTACGAGCAATCGCGCATGGTTCGTTCTATCGGGAGGAAAACTTTCGCCACCCAGTTGCGTGAGACTCGCAGGATGTTGCGGCTGACTGTCCGAGAGCTTGGAGAGAAGATCGGAGTGACTGGATCACTCATCAACCAGATCGAAGTAAACTCCAAGAGCATCCTAAAGAAAGAACAAGTAGAGAAAGTAATCGCACTATGCTACGAAGAAAAACCCCACTTAAAGCAAAAACGGGTTTCAAAAAGCGCGGAGGAAAACTAAAGGCATTCAGTGACCGCAAGCGTGAAGAGAATGAAAAGTATAAAGTTGCGCGAAATCTTTACTTTAGAATTCAACCCGATTGCGAAGTGTGCGGTTGTCCAGCTACCGACATTCATCATAAAGCAAAACGAGGGAAAAATCTTTACAACATGGCAACATTTATGGCTGTTTGTCGCCCGTGCCACACAAAAATTCACGACAATCCTGCATGGGCCAGAGATAAAGGCTATTTAATTTATGACTACAAATAATATATTTGAATCCCGCATCATCTGCGAAGGAACTGAAGTAAGTGAAAGTCCAACAAAAATTCTGTTTAGGCAGAGGTTCAACCAATGTTGGGTAAAGAAAACTGATATTCGATTGAGAGAAATGTTAGGTTTCCTTGACGGGGAGAAAATGATCCGTATCGTAGTGCCAGAAGAAGTAGCGAATACCTTGGAACTTGAAGGTATTCTCGATTGATCTTTGAAACTACCCGTCACGCCTCTGGCTTCCCAATGGGTCGCTAATTCCTTCTTAATAGTCGGTGCACAACATGACATTCTGAATTGACAGATGAGGCCGAAGGACGCTTCGGAGTAGGGTTCTAATTTACTGGGAAGCATGGAGTCATGCAGCTAACTACGAGCTTTGAAGTAGTCTTGTTAAAGTGGCGAAAATAGCCAAGCGGCAACACACGGGGCTGCGACTGAAACCGTGACCAAGAGTAACGCCTTGGCCCAGTATTAAATTTATATGGTCGGCGGCTGAGATGCAAGCGACAGAAACGATCACCTGTGGGCATCAATAACGCTGAGTTAACCCGGCCACCTTTTACCAATCTCCGTTATCGTCTGATCCGTAGTCATCGTCTTGAGTGGTATCAATTGATACTTCGTCCCGCGCCCAAAATCTGTTAGTCGGAACTGGTTTATCGTTTCCGATAAAAACAAGTCCATTACGCCGCGCCATTTCGAGGGCATAGATCAAGCTGTCCGAGCAGTTATCTACAAGGATTCCATTAGCATAATACACATTTTGGTTTTCGAGGACCAAGTTTAATACCCGTGCGTCCCTTGTTTCTTTTGATGATTGCACAATGCTTGGAGCAACACGTGCGATTATTCCACGGTTCAGACTTAAATTCTTTAGAACATATAATGCAAGTAAGAGTATTTGTTTTATACTTTTCACGATTTGCATTTTGGAAGCAGGCTCCACTACAATACTTGGACTTGTTTTTGTTTTGAGTAATGACTGATTTTCCGCAATGCTTGCAAGTTCCTTCGTGTTTTTCTCGTTTGAGAATACTATTGTAGGCGTGTTGGCTATGCCATTTTCTTCCTTCTTCTGAAGCGTGCCATTCTTTTGCGGCCTCTTGAGCAAGTTTAAGATTTTCCAAATTCCTTTTGTAATAATGCTCGTCTTTGAATCTTTCTTGCATATGCAATCGCATATGTTCTGATTTACTAAGAAGCTCCATGTTTTCAATTCGGTTATCTGTCCAATCACCATTGATATGATGGATTTCAACACCTTCAGGAATAGACCCATTGTGTTCAATCCATATGACTCTATGTAGAAGTCTCTCTGCCGCATTCCTGTTCCCGTCTTGATAATATCTACCAGATGTTTGAATGTGATATTTTCGTTTATTGTGAATAATGAATTTAGGATGTTCCATATAATTAGTCTTTCTTGAGACTCTATTGTATATGCGCTGGAGAGTTTGTCAAGCCTAACCCATCCATTCTCCCAAGTGAATACTCTATGCTTTCCTTTGCCTTCAAGAATACGTCCGTCGCTAAACTCTACCTTGCATATTTCATTATGAATTTCATCGTGGATAAATGCAATTTTTGTAACACCAAATGGAGTCACAACAACATCACCGGGGCGCAAATCTTCAATCTTTACTTGTCCATTTGGTGTTAGAATTAAAGTTCCCTCTACAAAGCAATCCGGCGAGTATCCTGTTCTTCCTTTCAGATCATCCTTTGTCTCAATGGAAATCTTTTTGGACTTAATCGTGTATCGGCGAAGGCAGAGTTCTCGCGCCAAATCAGAAGAAGGATCAACTCCGAATAGGACACGACTCTTGAATGCGTGATAGCATGAGTAGTAATACTCAGAAACAAGCCTATCGTAAACATCCTTACACGGGCGTTTATCAACTTCTGCCGCGATTCGGTCAGTAGGTTTACCCATAGATGAGATAAGAGCGATAGCCGCGCCAGACGAGTCAAAGCGTAGCCATTCACGAATGATAGCCTGTCCAACTCGGCCACCATCACCAGACACGTCCATACCAAATTTGGATGGTTGCACTCCAGCAGCACGGCAATAATTAACAACTTCGTTAGCAAGTTGGATTTCAAACTCAGCAGCGGCGTTGGCAGATAGTTGGATTACCTTCTGACTCTCAAGCCACATAACACGATTGCGAGTGCCACGGACATACCCAAGTTTGGCGATTGTTAGAACGCACCTATCCCCACCAACTGTAAATGCAGTATCGAATCCTGCTACCTTAGTAAATCCTTCAGAATCCCAAAGTGGTTCTTCGTTTGTATCGGCGTTACGAATGAGATCAGCGGTTAGAATGGTCTGAGCAAATCCAGTCTTCGGCCACCAACCAATAGCGTTACGAACATAGTCGATAGCATTCTCATCCCCATAACATTGTTTGAGCATGATCTCCTGCTTCTTACGATCCATAAGGAACGGGAATGGAGATGGTTCATTGGGAGGAGCATCGAAGTTAGGTGACTTCATGCCATTGTAGAACAAGCAAACGCCAGTCTCCGTTTCCCACTTCATTAAGTCTGGATTGACTGAATCGAAGTTAGAATGACCTTTAGGCATAGCCCAACGAGTGTGGGGGTTGTCGCCTGCTGACGGGTTTCCGATACCGATAAATGTAATATCGTTGTTGGCTGAAAGGTTAACGCGAGCAGTGATTGCCCCTAACTCCATTTCGGGCAACTCATCAAGTGCCAAGCGAACACGATCATTTTTACGACCACGGGTAGTATCAATAGCTTTCTGACCTTCGTTACCAGACTGGAAAGCGAGAGCTTTTATCGCATTACGATAATCTTTATCTTCGTCGTTCGATGCACCTCCCCAAACAATCATGTGTCTATAGTCGATCAACTTACCATACTGAACACTGGCAGACTTCCATAGTTTAGAAATGATACCCCAGATACGATCTTCAGACGCACCCAGAGTAGTTGTAGCAACCCAAGAAGAAGTGCAGTGTGGGGCAGAACACCAATCAAGATAAATCCAAAGTGCAACTGGAAATGACTTACCCATCGAAGCCGCGCCTGCTAAACAGATGTCAGTATTGGAACACAACTCATCCAGTGTCCTAATCAACTGAGTATTTGTGTATCCTCGACTGTAGATAGAAACCTCAGTCGGCCATTGAAGTTTCACAGCATTAAGGAAATGTTCAGATGGAGAGAGTAATTTAAAATCTGTTAGGTTAATATTGTGCTTAACGCAGTATTCTTTTCCATACTCTCCACGGGAAATTGCATAGCAATAAAGTTCTATCCCAAGTTCGTCCATGTTTTCTGGGAACTTCATCCCATATTTTTGAATACCCTTGTTGGAAGAAAAAACTCTTGACATATCAATAAGAAAATATATTTTCCGTGCAAAGGCAAGATGAAACTGAAAAACAAAAACCTCGCTCCCGTCGGTGGTTGGTATTGGAAGTATGAGATCAAACGCGATAAACTCAAATTTCCTGCTATTGTTTACGGAAGCACATGGAGTAGCTTGATGCAGAATATCCAGAAGGATTATCGCTCAAACGGAGTTGAACTTCCAAGCAACATTGAACAGATGGTCGAAGATCAAATCTGCCAGCGTCAACCAAGCGAGCGTTGCTGGTATGCTGATGGACTTGGTGATCGTATTGCCCAAGCTATCCACACTGTAGCAGCGGCTACTGATAAGGTTTTAGGAACTAAACTTGAGCATAAAGCGAGAGGATGTTCTTCGTGTAACAAACGAAGAAATGCCTTGAATAAATTATCGTAAACGATAAAGGTCTAATTATTATGCTATCCGTAGGTAACGACAACTTCTCACTTGCTGTTTTAGATCAAGACGGCAAACCACCAGAAACACGAATCTCCAATGCCTCGCATTGCTGGAACATAGCAAATCATCTGCGACTTGCTAACATCGGGCGCGAGAACAAACGCATCCGTATCTATAAGGCGTATAAGATGTTCCCGCCTACGGGATACAGCAAGCTCGCAGAGAAGCGACTACCTTGGCAATCAGATGTGAACTACGGACAACTTGGATTTATCGTTGATAACCAGAAGTCCAGTTACTACGATGTGATTACAGAGCGGCAGGCTTGTTGCACGATCAAGAGCAAATTTGGAAATGAAAAAGAACGACTCGTTAACTCCGAAAACATTTCCCAAGCATTTGACCAAGCAATCCGAGAATGGCCCGGATACCTCTACAATACAGAGCAAGACCTTGAGGAAATGTTGCTGTATGGAAAAGGCATCGGAATGTGGGATTCACCAATGGGATGGATGCCAGAACACGTCTTCCTTTCCGACCTTCTCTTTCCAGACGACATTAGGATCGACTTCTGCAACCTTGAGGAGTTTGTTCGCCGTGTCCGTTTGACTCCATACGAACTCTACAAGAAGATCGAGAATCGTGCAGCAGCAGAAGCAATGGGATGGAATGTGGACGCTGCAATTGACGCTATCCGATTCCACCGCGCATTTAGCAACCACCGCAAGACCCGTGAAGACTTCTTCCGCACGATCAGCGAATCTGGATTCAACTGGTCACTATCGGTAAACCAAAAGATCGACCTCTACGAAGTCTACTGGAGGGAGTTTGATGGCAAGATCAGCAAGGCAATCATCCTTCAAGACTACCAACCAATTTCCGACTATATCAACTCCAACATCAAAGGTGCTGGCAAGATCAGCGAAGATGACATCCGAACCCAACACGGGTTTATGATGCTCAAGATTGGACTTTTCGATTCATGGGATGAGATCATGTATATGCTCACCGACTCAGTTGGTAGCGGACTCTTCCAAGACATCAAGAGCCAAGCAGAATCTGCGTTCGTTGCCTGCCGCCAGTATGACTTCACAATGAACTCGCTGGTTGATGCCGTTCGACTCAACTCCATGTTGATGATCGAAGGACAAGGGCCAGACGCAACCAAGATGCTGAAGCAGATGGAATGGTTGCCTATCAGCGTAATGCCAGATGGAGCAAAGTTCATCCAGAACCGCTTCCAACTTCCAGTAGCAGAAAGCATGAGCTTCATGCAGTTCTTCATGGGAGATATGTATAGGGGCATGGGGCAGTATCGTATCAATGCTCCTACCGCTGGAGGAAAGCAGAGGACAAAAGGCGAAGCAGAACTGGATGCCGCCGAGTCAGCTAAACTATCTGGAACTCAGATTCGCCGATTCAACGAGTGCCAAACCCTTTACTTCAAACAACTCTACAAACGCTTCGTAAGCTCAAAATCCAGCGATGATGGATACGAGTATGTGAAGAAGTTCTATGAGATTCTTGAAGAACTCGGCACTCCGAAAGAAGCCGCGCAATGGAAGAACATCACAAGCATCCGCTCCAACCTAATTAATGGTGCAGGTAGCCCATCGTTCAAGCTCATCACAGCAGAAAAACTATTGCAGATTACAGCAATCACTCCAGCAAACGAAGGGCAGGAGAATGCAGTTAAGGACGCAATCGCCGCGCTATCTGGCCGAGACAACGTAGCTCGCTACCGGAATACTAAGCCAAGCAAGATCGACGATACTGCCCGTATTATTGGGTTTGAGAACGCTGGTATGACTGATGCGTTCGTCAACCCTGCAAACTTCCCTGTGCTACCAACTGATCCGCACATCGAACACGCTCAAGGTCACTTCCAAGACTTGGCAATGCAGTTGCAGATGAACCTGCAATCCGTGCAGCAAGGCAATCCAGAGTTTTCCGAAATCTCGAAAGCGGTTCGTGCTATCAAGTTCAAGGGTGGTCACATCATGGCGCACGTTGAGTATATCAGCAAAGACCCATCGAAGCAGGACTTCTTGAAACAATTCATGCAGGGAATGAACGAGGCTCAAGGAATGGCCGACGAACTCCAGCAAGTGTATGTTCAGATGGCAGAAGCTGAAGCTCAAAAATCTGGTCAACCAAACTCCGAAGAAGACATCAAACTTCAATACCTCACTGCTAAGTCTGGCATTGAGATTGATACCAAGAAGAAACTCGCTGACATCGCAATCGGCAAGGCTTCTATATCACACGCTCAACGCACAGAGCAACGCAAGGAACAAGGTATCACCCAACTTGCGCTTCAGAAGGCTAAAGCCCGCGCTGAGATTCAGAAGATGAAAGGTAAGACGAAAGCAGAACAACCAGAGATGGAAGCTCCAGAGATGGAAGAAGAGGAGCCAGAGGAAGAAGAGACTGAAGAAATGGAAGTCGAAACTCCAGAAGCTACCGAAGAAGTTGAGATGGAAGAAACACCAACACAAACATGACAACAGACAAAGTAAAATCCCTATGCGCGGCAATAACCTCACACGAAGACTGGAACAAACTACAGGCGTATTTACTACTTAATGTAAACCCACCAGAAGGAGTAACCACGCTTATCCATGCAATCAAAACTATTG